GCTAGGTATTGTTACTGTTCCACTAGCTTCACAGTACTTTAGAGATAGAAAAATACCACTTGAGCAAGAATCAACTGCTATTCCGTATTTGCAGCCGGCATAATCAGCCATTTTTTGTTCAAAGGTCTCTATAATATCTCTGGGGTCATCCCATTCATAGCCGGCTCTTCTAACCATTTCTAGTTCAGGGCGATCCCACTCTTTAGGCGGTCGTCCTATGGGCCAACTGTCATATTTAACTGTCTGATCCATTTTTACTTAATCGCCTGTAAGTTTTGCATAATATGAATTCCACTTTCTTTGCTCATGTGAGGGAAATAAGACTGACTTTGGTCATCGTAATTAACATGAACATGATCTCTCCAGTCATAATCTTCCACATTTGTAAATCCACTGTCTTTTAAAGTCCTTAGCATTTCTGTCTTTGTGTATACTGTTTTATGATAGATTTTGTTAATTGGATTGTTATCTTCGTCAACAACATCCATTCTACCATAAAGAGGCCCTACTATTTTAGTTAAATCTTTGCCAGTTTTATAATATACATCCAATAATTTGTCGAAATCAACCGTGGATATCCTTAGTATGCCACCCGGCTTTAATATGCGGTGCCATTCTTGCAAACACCGTGCTCCTTCGCGCCTGTCAAAGTACTGGAACGTGGCGCTTATATAGATTAGCGCGACACTATTGTCTTCAAACATACTTAAATCGCGAATGTCGGCTTTAAGATTTACATGCGGGTAATCACTTAAATCAACATTATAAAACCCAGGTATATCTACCGCGCCACATCCTAAATGAAGTTTCATTTATTTTCCTTCCACAACAAAAATGCTCGATCTTCCAACTCGCCTCATTAGATCTGAGTCGTATCTCTTTAGGATTTGGGGCAAAAATTCGTTTCCATAGTCATACGTTCTACCGTATCTGGTGAACTGTAAGCCAGCGCTTGAGATTATGTCTTCCCAGAACTGCGGGCTCTCAAACCTTGTTCTATCACCTTCATCATCTAGGTTTTGTCTCAAATTGTTAGGCACATCAAATACTATTCTTTTCGCCGCTTTACTTTGAATGTCTAAGATTTCTAGTATTTCCTCATCTTCAAAATGCTCCAAGACCCCCTGATGGATGATCGTATCTACTTTTCGCCTATACGTTTTTGAATTTAATATATTACCAACAAACAGATCGCCTCTCAAATGTTTATAGTGCTCTTGACAATTTTCAATTGCACTGGGCTCTAAATCAAATCCTGATACCTCATACCCCAAGTCTCTCAATAGCTCCAACGTTGTTCCGAAGCCAAACCCTGCTTCCATAATAGTCCCGCCATCTGGAGTGTGATCTGTTATACACTCTATAAATTGCTCCTGTAGGATCGCTGTTCGAAACAGAGTGAATCTTTTTTCATTTAGCCATTTTTCCCATGCCATATTACACCTCTAATAAAACTTTGTCTTTTTCAACCCCTTGATATGGGCCTGTTTTGTATTCATAAACAATTGTGTTGTCCTTTAGGCACTCATAGTTGTGGCCGCCGCGGAATGTTATTGAGCAGTCTCCCTCATTGAGAGTACGGGTTGCGATAATAGTATCGTCTAAGTCGTATAAAATAGCCCTTATCTTTCCATCAATCACTACCCATGATTCTTGAGCTATGTCGGTATACCTCTCTTGGTGTATGTGTTTGTGGGCCTTAAACGTTCTGCCGTTTTGCATCTTTATAGAGGCGACTTGCAAATATTCCTCTTCAGGAGTAATATTGTCCCTAAAGGACACAATATCCTCTTTTCGATATATAATATGCAACAGAACGTCGTTTTCTAGTTTAGAAAATATTTTTTCCACTACTGATCCTTATTTTTAAAAATCTCTAAATTAGAGAGATCATGGTATCGCCAAGACCCTCCACAGTCTTTATTCTCATCCGGTAAGTTTAAGAATATTTTTATTCCGCGAGCAGCTTGCTCGGGGGGCATATACATATTCCAGCCAACCATTTCAATTTCATCCTGATCATATGGAACCTCTATATGGCGCCCCTCATATCTTGCGACCTTAAACCATCTTGCGGCCTCTGGGTCATCCGTCAGGATGATGCCACCCTTTCCAATATTGAGTATCTTTTTGATGTGAAAGGATAGACACTGATACGTTCCCGGGATGTACATCCCTTTCGTAAACCGCGTGGCGCCATCAATGATGGGGTACGGCTTAAGTTGATATGTACCAGACCACTCTAAATCTTCAAATTCCAGGTCACATCCAGCATGCAGAATAGCCTGAGGCACCGAAACATAGCACTTAGAAGGAATTGTTATTTTGCCAGTAGCCTTGAGGTATTTGAGGCATAAAAAAATGCCATCAGTGCAATTATCAACAGACACAGCATACTTGCTCCCCGCGTACTCAGCAACCATTTTTTCAAAGCTATCTACAATATCCCACGGGTCATTTATGGTAAAGCCCATATTCTCAAGAACACCTATTGTTTCATCTAATGAATCTTCAAACATATTAATTTACCTTCCCTCTGCAACGCAGTCGTAGTATTCTCCTATAATGAATTTCTTTTTTGTGGTGGCCGCTTTTGCAGTGTAAGAGCTATCGTAATATTTTTTAGGAAGAATTCTAAAATCAAAACTTATTCTTGTCTTGCCTGTTTCATTAAATTTATTATAATGCAGACAGCGATTTCCATCCCACATAAATATGTCTCCATATTTTCCCTCCATAGGGTTAAAATCTTCCATCCCTGGGAAACTCTCAACCCATGGAGCATTGCTGCCATACATATCGGTTAGTGGCATCAGGAAACTTATTTCTCCATACGGATGTTGATGATTCTCATCACTATCCTTGTGAACTGTTGTTATAGCCCTATTGCCAGGATAGTGAATCCTATAAGACGGAAAAGCTTGGTATATCAGACTCTTTTCCTTTGGAAACAGAGGGTGAATATAATCTTCTACAAAAGACCTATACATTTCCTTCATCTCAAGCCAGCCTAAGCCTAACTCATCATAAAATTTATTGTGTAGCGCACTTATCGTATCGCGGCCGAGGCCGGCTACATCATCTGGTATGTCATAGTATCCTGCCAGATCTTTATGAAGAGTGGATAAATCATCAACGTTATAGAGTTTCTCAATTGCTTCTTTAAACTTGTACTTTTCAGTTGAGAATTTTAATTTCTTATACATGTTTTTTTAAAACCTCAATTTTTGCTTTACACGCAGCCACCCGGCGACCCCACCATAGGCACTCTTTACCCCATTGAAAAAGATCACCATCATAATTTTTAGCTTTTACCCTAATTTCTTGCGGCTCCTCTACTAATTTATGCCCAGAGTGGATAACGTCATGAATATTAAATCCTATTGTTTCTGTTAAAGGATATTGTCGAGTTGGGTCGACCACAGCCACATCTTGATATTTTATCAACTCGTTTAGTAATTCATTATCCACATCATAACACGATATGATAAACTGTTTAATTTCTTTTTGAAAGGTGTCTTTGTTTTGAACTATCCGCATCGAAGTGGCTTCCTCAAAGTCCCACGCAAAGTTTTCTCTAACGTCGTCTAACACTCTCCCCCATGGGTGCTCAGCTTTCATCACCTGTTGCAAACTTTCTTTTGTCAACTGTAGCTCCTTTGCTAGGAACGAGTTGTCATCCGATGCTTTAATATATTCCATCAACGAAAGATAGAAGTCCTTAAACGATATATCTAAGTGTGAATTTAAAAACCTAGACACAAATTGTAGATTACCAAGGTAATGAGCAAACATAAAAAACCAGCGATACACTGTACATTCCACGTATTCGTCCAGCGTCAGTGTTTTGCTTCCTACTACCATGTGTTCTCTTTCGAAATCATTTTGATCATTAATGTCAACATGAGAAAAAGCAGGATATGTTTCAATAATATTTAGATCATATTTTTCAATATATTCTTTTTCCCCAAATGGAGTGTTTGGTAACGCTGTTAATGGGTAGATGCCAATATAGTTGTGTTGTCCCAATTCTATAACCTTAGAAATTCCGTCAATAAAACTCTGTAATGTTTCTTCGGGGAGGCCCATAATTAATTCAACATAACTTGGCAATTCTTCTTGACTATACATTTTAAAAAATTCAGACAGTTTGCCATTATCAACGTTTCTTCTACGTACAGCTTTGAGCGTTTCAGGATTCATAGACTGGAGTGCAATTGTGATACCTTTGTCCATATCTGCTTCGTAAAACAATTTGGCCAACGTTATAACAGAGTCAGCTTTATTCTTAGCCCAATCGCACCGGTGCTTTTCTGGATATCCTGTCTCCTTTTTCTTTTTCACAAAATATTTTGTAATTTCAAGATGATCTTTTAGCATTCCAAAGTTAGAGTCTGCGTTGTATACGAAAACAACCTTGTTATCTGACAGCCAATCAATCTCTTTGTAAACCTTTTCAAGACTTTGTGATTTAATTTTCTGGTAGTATTTCGTGCTTATTTCACAAAAAGTGCACTGAAATGGGCAACCCCTTGTTGTTTCAATTGCGGCTTCAATCTCATAAGGACAGTCCTTAACAAGTTCATCGAATAAGCCATCCAAATATGGACTCGGCATTGAATTAAGGTCTTGAATTCTTTGTCTAGGGAGGTTGACGTGCGTTGCATAGTCACTATCGTCCGCTGATATTTCGTCAAGTAGCTTTAGCCCATGACTTATTCGCCGTAGGCGCCCTTTGTTTTCAGAACTTACCAATCTCATAGGAATAGAGCATCCGTCAATACTTTCCCAATTGGGACTAACTTTAAGATTTTCAATTAAAATTTCTTTAAATGTAATCTCTCCCTCGCCATGCACAGCGATATCTACATAGGGATGCTCCTTAAAAAAGTTTTGATTTCTATCCGACATTGGAACCTGCCAGCCACCGTATACGATCAGGCACTCCGGATATTTTTCTTTAATTTTTTTTGCTAACTGATTGTTAAACTTCCAATTCCAAACAAAACAATTAAAGCCGATAATGGAGGGGTTTTCTATCTTATTGAGAATGTCATCTAAGTCTTCTCTGTAATAGAACCAGCCCCCTAAATTATAGTTACTTTCTATCTGCTTGTCCGTTATACAATAAGACCATATAACGCCCGTGCTATACGGAAGTTTAATCTGTCCTGTTAAGACATCATTAATTTCAAATAAATATACATTTTTCATTGTGTGTGAATCCAAACTTCCTCGGCGCCGCAGTGCATTGACTTTTCATACTTCATGCTTTCTAATAATTTGCTAATTGGACCAGAATGATCATAACCCGTGCCCCTGACTTCTACATATATTATCTTGGGGCGATGAGGACCCAGGCCCATAAGACACTGTAAAGCATGCCCTTCAACATCTATATGCATTAAATCTATGGACGCAATGCCCTGTTCCTCGCAAAACTTTTCTATAGTTATACTTGGAACTTTAACGGGAGTTCTTATTTCCAGGGGCAGGCCGTCTGCTCTATCTGTGGAGCATAGCTCTTTGTCAATTGCTCCGCATGGAGCATAATTATCATTCTCACTATCGTAAGTTTCATAAAAGCTAACCTCTCCAATAGTATCAGAGATAGCATAGTTAAAAACTTTTAAGCCATATTGATTCAGTCCTTTCAAGTTATGAAAACAAGCTGGGGATGCCTCAATTGAATAAACATCGGCTGTGGGGAAGTGGTGCTTATATCTGATTCCATCCCCTCCATCATACGAACCGAATTCTAATATTGTTTGAACTTTTTTACACTGCTGATTAACAATTTGTATATTGAAGTTTGAGTGCCACAAGTCTCTGTTATTCCACGGATTAGAATAATTCTCTATCTTAATCCTGTTCCCTGGTAAAAATTCAACCTTACTTTGGCTCATGATTAGTATTACTCCAGAATATCATATAAACCATCCGACCGAAGGCGGACATATCCAAGATCTACTAACTCAGAGATGGTCTCGTCCTCCACCTTTACTCCATATGATGAGTCTCTATTCATTTTACTTGATAAACCTACACAAGCTAGGTCTGTTATATGTTGTCCAGTTCGGTAATGAACTCCATCCATATTAGTTATGGCCCAGTTTTTATTAGAAGAAATAACCTTAGAATCATGGTTTTTAGCTAAATTTGACAAATGAGCTTCCCAATGATACGAATGCACGCCGGTACCCGGCTGTTGATTAATATTTAGCAAGTATTCCCTATTCCATATGGAGGCGCGAACACAAATTTTTAATTCTGCATCCTGATCAGCACAAATAATATCATATTCCGGAGTTTGTTTTATTACCGAATGGGCTCGGCCTGATGTTCCTCTCGTTAAATCAACCCTAGCTAAATTAGGGTTGATATGTACATCATATTCATTCAATATTGCTTTGTTAACTGGTCTGATCAAAAATTCATTTTCTTCCAGCCAAATAAAATAATCATCGTGGATTACATCCGTTAGCATCTGTGTAACATCATCGCTTAGAACCCACGAACCCGGTGGGTTCTGTTTTCCGAGTGAAATAAAATTAAAATTACTTGGTAGGTCGAATTCAGGGTGTCTGTCAAACCCTAAGACAGTTACTTCCTTTTCCGGTCCCCAGTGCTTGTTAAAGAGATACGAAAATATCTTTAATATGTGTACGTATTTATTTGAGGTTGTGACGTAAATTTTTAGTTCATCTGCTTTCATGAATACTCTCCTTCTTGGTTTTTATCAATAATATCCTTTATAAAAGGCCAAATGTTATATTTCTCTAAAACTAAATTCCTTGCATGGTCGATTGCATCTATATTAATTTTTGTTATTGGTCTATCAATTATATCAGAAAACTCTCTAAGAGCTTCAGTCGGATTTTCAATGTTTATTGTATGATAAGATTCCGTAGGATAAAGCTCTTCTATGTTAGGGCACCCCCAATAAATAGGCATTGTCCAACATAAAAACGGCTCCCATACTCTAGTACAAAAATTTTTTAACCTACCATTCTCTAGCGAAAGGGAATAATGATAAGGCTGTAATCCTTCATATTTACATCTTTTAGGGGGACCGGTAAGGGGCAGACCCCCCTTATAAGATGGCCCAAAATCCTCTGCTTTTAAAGTTTTGCCATAAAAATCAATTCGATCAGAATGTTGAGCGGCCGCCATTTTAGCAAAATTTAATCTCAGAGACTGACCAAGGGTGAACCTCTTGTTGGTCAATATGCAACTGACACTGTTATGCCCTTGGGTGGTGCGTATTTTTTCAGGATATTTCATGTTCTTTAGCTCCGAGAAAGTTTTTTTTACCCACCAGAGTGCATAAGTGTAGTGGTTGTCATAAGTGTAGATATGCTTCGCGTACGCGGGGGGCGTATATCGACGGACATGTGTTGGCTCTCTTTGTAAAAAAAAGGTTTTATCTAAATTAAGCCAATTAGGATTAAAGCCACTCGGGAGCCCATCTAGGACAAAGCAATACTCCGCGTCGTTAAGATTAGATACTGCTACTATATCTTCCCAGACATATCCCCCATCAGGATTTTGGGACCTGCAGTGCTCCAAATACTGCGCTGGGGTTTCCCCCCAGTTGTTAAGAAGAAGGACTTTTTTCAAGATATAATCTCACATCCGCGCCATATAGGTCATTAAACTTTTTTGATACTCTCTTATTATTTCTTGCCCAGAGAACCAGTTCCTTCTTATACATCTTCGCAAAACTATTCATGTTAGGCAATATAAAATGTTGTCCTCGGCGCGCACAAAATTTAGAAAAATCCTGTGTAATGGTCTCAAAAAATAAATAATTATCTATTTCTACTTCGTTACCGGCGTCATCTGTAACAAAATAAGCCTGGGGCTTTAAATGGCCATCAAAAAAGCCATACTCTGCGATTTCATCCAGTAAACACTCAAATCGATCCGGTTCGTTATTCAATAATATAAATTTTTTATCAGCTACAGTATTATAAATGTTCTCGGGTCGATGGCCTCTGAGTACTTCATAGTAAGCAGATACAATCCTCTCTAAAGGGTCTCTTAAAACAACAAATGTTTCATATTCGTGAAAATTGTCTAGCTTGCAGAGGTCTGAATATGATGTTCTGTATGATCCTTTCATAAGAGGAGACTTCCTGATTGCAGTGCTAGCGTTTTTCGGGATCACAAAAAATATAACTTTATTAGTATGACTAACCCAACAATAGTCTTTAAGCTTGTTTTCAATTCTTAATCTAAAATTTTCGTAATCTTTGTTCATTAAAGACTCCACTTGTCCTTTTCTTCCCTAAAACGGCGGGCCCAATAACTCATAGTGGATTTATCCAAGCTAGACGTATTAAGTATTTTATCATACTGATCTATCAAAAAATCCTCTGTTATATCACTCAGATCATCATATACTAATATTGGTAAATCTAGGTAAAAATTAATATTTAGGTGTCTTGGTATTATAGGAATTGATCCTAAATAAATTGCTTGCCAGACGCGGCCGCAATCAACACCGTTGCCTAGTGGCGAAACCACGTATTTGTGATCATACAAGTTTTGATAGTACTCACCCATTTTGTTAAAATGGGATGAATTTTCATATTCACTTAAGGGTATATCACACGGCTTTTGTGTAACCCAGTCGTTGTCTTTAAAGTAATTATATACCTCTCTTCTGTGGCTTGGGTTTGTGTGTATGCCAAAATCTAGGTAAACTAAGTTTTTAAAGTTCTTCTCTACATTGTCTTCATCTATAATAGTAAACTCTGGAGAGTCTTTAGCCTCAGCAAATTCTGACGTACCAATCCAAGTTGAGCTTGCTGATCCTAGTGGTATTGATTCTAGGATTGGATGATCATAGGTTATATTAATACCGAACCACTTGACAATATTACTCGGTGCATTTCCAAATATTCTTTCATCAATTGGATAATCGCTATGATGTGTTACAATTATATACTTGTTTTGCGTGTTTTTTCTGCACTCGTTAAGCAATCCAGCAACAAAATCTGTCTTACTAAACACAATATAGACTCCCGTTTGGTTTGGTAAAGCCTGTCCTGGTTTGTACACAATATCACATAATGTCTCAAATCTCTCGCCAACAATTCTATCTTGCTGCTCTACAGTACACTTCATTATATTACTCCACTTAATAGCTGAACATCAACCAAATCTTTTGGCTCTGATCTGTTTTTCTTCATCTGTCGAATTACTTCGGGGCTGGCAAACTTAAGGCCATTATAATAAAAATGATTATTTGGGTTAAAGATAATATCATCTTTGTGGTGCTTGTAGTATTTAAGTTCTTCGTTATGACAGTTAATCTCAGTTAGTCCTGTGTCGATGTTGTCGCCAGCATATAGGAAATCTAAGTCTCTACAGTCACGTAAGCCGTATGCCGCCAGAACTGCGCTCGCGTCAACGCAAAAGTCATCGCGATCGTGGACACTATTATTATGCCAGTTCCTGTATTCTTGAAAATAAAATTCAAAGTTTTTAAAATATGTTGGCTTAAGTTGATTTAAAAAATTAATACTATTTTGGTTAAAGACGGCGCTAGCGATTCTTATAGTTTCATGGTGATGGTCATTAATGTGAACTGAATGATTTCCAACGTTGTAGAGATCCCTCACGTTTTGCTTTAGGGCCCTCAGAGTGTCTGGGTCATCAGTCTGCACCAAAAAAACATAAGTCGGGCCCGCAGCATCGTAACACTGCTCAGCCTTAGAATTAACGCCTTGAAAGCCTACTTGCCAATTACCTGCCCAGGGCTCCCCGTCGTAAAGTGTTCTAATAAAATTAAAGGGGCCGTATTTATCTAGTGGCACCGCCTTTTCGCACACCACATCAGTGCTATTTACAATTATTTCTCTTGCTTTCTCAAACTTACAGAGGGCAGTAGGAAACAACGTAATTATAAAAGTGTTATTTTTTAATTTAGCATAATTTAAAGCCATGGCATCTAAATAAGTTTGGTTTAGGCCGCCTTCCACATATACATCACGATTTTTAAAAAAGTAGTAGCTACAGTCTAATTGCCCAGAATCGGGAGGAGCCTCATAACATGCTACCATTTTATCATCAAGTATGCTTGATGCAATACGATGAGCACCGTTAAGAGGAGATTTTGTACTCTTATCAACTGGAACAATGGATCTGTTCTCATCAAATCCATCTCGTTGAATCGATTCAATAATGTTGTTGAACTCATTAACAAACTTTTCTTTGCTTTGTTTATTAATATCGCCAAATTCAGAAAAGTTATTCCAAACTTGCAAGTGCGATAGGTACAGGTCTAAAGGGAACTCACTTTTTACATCTTTATACTTAGCATAATAGTGCTTGGCCGCTATGTCAAAACGAAATGGTGTTAACAAACTAAGAGCATTGCGGTAGAAAGTATCGTTTTTATTCATTTTTTAAATCTCGCCAATCAAATCATATTGAGGTTTTGATCTAATCTGTCTGTCTAGAGCAAGTTGCAGTCTTGAGTTTACTTTAAAGTCGTTAATTGGATTGTCATTATTGTAAACATATAAGATATTAGATATAAACTTATGCCGGTGGCCGGCCATTTCAAGCATGGGCATCATAAAGGCAACATCCCAAGCCATCCTATAAAAATTGCCCTCAGAATCTAGTAAGTCTTCTTTTTGTATCTTTTTCCACAAGCCATACTTAAATGTTCTAAGATGAGAGGAAATCCACTTTGGATAGCTTCTAAATGACCTATTTTCAACTACTTCTTCTGGAAAGTTGTGAGAGCCATTTGGAACAACTCTTCCGGCCACCAAGTCATTTAATTTGACATATTCGCCATAAGTTATATAACAATTTTCTTTATTGTAAACAAAGTCAAGCGTATCTAATACTTTATCGTGGTATAGCCAATCATCCCCATCAACAGTCACTATAATGTCATGGTCATCCGGCTGAGACAACAGGATGCCTTCATAAATATTTTGTAGTGCAAATTTCTTTTCTGTATTTATATGCAGAATAAAACGATCATCATCCTTTATAAGCTCCTTGACTCTGCTTACTGTGTCATCAGTTGAGATATCGTCTACTAGTATGCACTGAAAGTCTTCATACCCTTGGCTCTTAATGCTATTAATGTTCTTTTCTATCCATTGTTCTACGTTATACATTGGAACAATGATCTTAAAATGGTTTTTCATTCTTAGTCCTTTATAAGTTCGACAAATTTTTCTTTGTACTCAATAAATTCTTCTACTTGATCAGGTGGGAAAACGCGAGACATAATTGTGACCGTGTCATCCCAAACTTTTCCTATGTACGGATCCCGATGCAAATGAACATCAATCGTTTTAGTGTTCATGCACTCATTAAATGTTGGATCCCAAGCACCCCTATCAATACGCCCATTTCGAATCCCATACTTATTTCCGCCACGCTCAAACATCTGGCACCTATCTGGGTAGTAATCACTTTGGAATACACTGCGAGTTAAAATCCACTCATCTAGATTCCATCCCGTGTCCCAATCAGCAGAGGGCGACAGATATTCCTCAAAACAAAGACGAACGTTTTCCTGAACTGATGTCTCTTGAATCCCTATCACCTTTTTCCATACTGACGCCTTCATGCCAATATTTCCAATCTTTAAACGGGTATAATTTAGCTCATCCGGGTCATATATATGAATGTCTTTAGAGGCGCTTTGTTGGTTGAACCACATATAATCAATTACAAACTTATCCATATCGTCCGTAAGCAAGTAATCATCGTCTTTAAAGGCCGGATCTGCAGCTGCGTAAAGCCTACAGATCTGAGCTATATTGCAAGTACGATATCCCTCTATGGGGTTTAAGACATTTATCCGACCGCCAACTTTCTCTGTCGCCTCAAAAACCAGTTTTCTCAATTCTGGTGATATGCTGTCCTCCACCAAATAAACAACTGGTTGATAATCAATTTCTTTCCAGAATGCACATGTCATTGGCACAAAAAAAAGATAGTCCGGATTTGAATCAACCGATAAAATGGAATGTTTATTATTTATCATCTTATATTTTCTTAACCTCTAGAGGGCAATTTTGATTAGTCAAACACGCCCCAGATTTTAAATCAAATTCCCATCCATGTAATGAGCAAACAAGGTTTCCTGCTTCGTTGACATACCCTGACTTTTTTAGATCCGCCAACATATGGGGGCAATATCGCTGAACCTTGTATTTTTGTTTATTATACTCTAATTCATACGTCTCATTAAGAAAATCTTTGCGTTCGGCATAAATTTTCTCCGAAATTAGTAATCGTTTTATATCAAAATTCTTTAACAATGTAAATAAAATTTCATTATATACATCGGGGTCGCGGTGACATTTAAAATTGGTACCAAGAAAAAACCTTTCAAAATCCACGTAACGCGATTTAAACAATTCACACATTGAATCGGGACATAAAGTAAACTCATAACTTATTTTTTGATTTTTAAGCGGCTCCACTATACCCTGAGAGAAGTCAACCACTATGTCTTCTACTTCATTAAAACTAAACAAAACATTAAAAGTCAATTGCGGCGCATATACTTGAGATATTTTACAAATATTATTAACATGTTTAACAAATTTTTGCACCATTTTGGCATGCTCTACTTTAGTGTATGAGGGAATAGGGTATTCGTCTTGTACTTGACGCGCATATCTATCAATATATTGAGGTAGTTTATTATATACAGTGGTAAATTTTTTGCTATCAACAATGGTCTCTATTGTTTTAGCTAGTTTCACTTCATCACCGGGGCACAAGGTTTGCGCGTTAACACCTTGTGCATTCATTAAGCGCGATGCGTCATCTGATAAAATGAAAGGGTTTGACGCTTCCCTTCGGGTGTTATTCCAGTGATGCAAGGCACGATTACGGAAAAAGGGCGGGCCTGCATTAGGAACTGTCAGTTTTGCATTAACTGTCAAGGCATATTTTATGGCTCGCTGGACAGCGTTATTCCTTTTTTGTATGCACTTATCTTTCAATTCTTGCTCATCGTAATCATACGTGCAGGGCCACCATATAGCGCTCGTTGCCTGCAATAACAACACATCCACATCTCCGATGTGTTCTTTAATTATACTATAGTCTAAATGGCAATCGTTGAGGTTGAGAATCTTGCGATTACCATCGTCCAAGAGTAAGCACGAGTCCTGATCCATGTAGCCATCGTCTTCCACAATTGTAATTTTCACATCCTTAAATATTTGAGTATCGTGCCTTGTCAGTTCTCTGACGTCAGAAAAACCCATCTGTCCTAGAGTTGAGCGTAAAACAGGATCTTTAAACTTGGGTATTAAGATCGTTGTCGACCGGTCGGCTTGTTGCAAAACCCATGGATCTAGATGATCCTCATGCGCATGGGAGATATAAATAAAATCCAAGTCTTCTAATAAATCTTTGTGCCACAGATCCCTATTTGATGGAAAGGGCAGCCATTGAGAAAAAAAAGCGCCGGATGGTCCAAACCACGGATCACAAATACAACGAAAGTCCGGGCCCTCAACTAACCAGCCGGCATGTCCAAGATATTTAAGATTATTTATCGGCACTTAAAAACCTAAACTTACCGAATTTAGATTCGCGAGGAGATAAAACAATTTTGTTTGGGTCGGGCTTAAAAGAATTATCAAACTCATAAATTGTTTGCCAATCCCCATATTTTAATGTCATTTCATGATCATAGAATTGATGTCTGTTAAATTTGTGGATTAAGACTGATAATACAGATTGATCTTGCCTGTGTTCCACACAGGGGCCATTGGGCCCATCTGGGTATCTTATGGTAGTGTCCGGTAGCGCTATACTAGGATTAAGCATATATTCATACATCTCTGTAACGAAGTCGATATTGTCGACTGTTTTTTTATACACTTGAAATCCTGCCCAGTATTGAGGCATAATTCCAGCCCCAGGGACATTCATCACTTTCAAACACTCTCTAGTTGTCCATCGTTCGTTAAGAAGGTTGGGGTGATTATAACACATGAACAGCGATTCATCAGTAAGATCCTGCTCTAAAGTATCAGTGGGATTCACGAAGCAGTTAGCAGAATCAGAGTAAATTATTTCTGATGAGTGGTTCATCAAACAATCGTTTATGGCGTATACCTTGTAGAAAAATACTCTTGGCTCTAGTGCGTGATCACAAACAGGCTCAACTTCTATGAGCCGAACCTGTCCAGGGAAAAGTTTTTCAAAAATAGTCAGATCGGATAAATCGGTGTTAAAATAATAAAGATAGACCTTTTTATCAAAAGAGTTAAGTTTATAGCTTTGGATAAGATTGAGCGCCTGCGGTATGAAAGGCTTACTTATGACCGTACACAGATCCATGAATTATCAGCTGCTCGATTCTTGTTCTTGATACACGGCCAGATAGGTTTGGAATATCTCCCTTTCTTGCTTCTTTTTCCACGAGTTGTGTTCTACATTTGTAGAGACACCTTTAGGATTGAAATAATAAACTCCTAAAGTTTCAGGGTGCTTCTTGAATACGACACCTTCAAATGCACATCTCAGCCACATATCCCAGTCTGCAGCGCTGCGATATTTTTGATTAAAGTAGCCATACTTACTGTGCAGATCTTTCTTCCACATTGGGTTATTGTGTGGCAAATTACCTCTTAACATCGCTTCTTTAGAAAATTGTTCAAAATTATATTTCTGACTTGTGCTTTTATCTATATCTTCCCATTGCATATTGGGTTCATGAGTAATGTACGAATCATTATACACTAAGTCGACCCCGGGGCTAGAGAACAGAAGTTTTGCCTGTTTTTCTAGAGCGTCTGGGGCTCGACGGTCATCACAGTTAACATTAGTTACGTACTCCCCAGCCGACATCTTGATCGCCATATTCCAAGTTTCATAAAGGCCCGGGTCTTCTTCAAGCCTCTTGTATACAATATTGTTTGGATAACGCTCTACATACTTAAGAATAATTTCCTCTTCATCATCACCGGGTTCGTTTGCGTTCAAAATTATCCATTCGCACTTATCTTCAAACACAGTTTGTCTTGTAGTATCCTCAAGCAATTGTTCTATGTATTCGGATGCCTTATAGACAGAGGTTATTAAAGATATTTTTGGCAGATCCTCTGTATTAACGGCAACTATTTTTTCTCCATATACTAACTCAGAAAACTGATGATACATATCTTTGTTTGTAAATTTGTTTAATATATGATCCTGTAAGACTCTTGCTTCCTTGCGGTAGTGAGTTTCTTTAGTCAGGACGTCTTTTAGGGCGTTCTTATACGACTTTTCTTTTGCAAAAGCCCACATAGAATCTTTTTGTATGACCCCATCCCACACGGCGCTGGGCTGTACTGTCTTAATATCGTAATCAACTTTCACGACGCGGGGGTAGTTTTTGCCCTTCTTGTTTGGCTTACAAATAAAATCCATCTGTCCGGACCAAGTTGTCGTAATTAATGGCAATCCATGGTAGGCAGCTTCAAAAAGCGGGAGGCCATAACCTTCGCCGTGGCCAATATTAATCATTGCCTTCATTGTCGGATGTTTGTAGAGCCACGCCAAGTTCCCAGGAGACACTTCACCATGAATTAGATATACAGAGCACTTACGATCCTTATAGGGGGCTAGAAGCGCCTCTAAGCGCGCCTGTGTATACTCGCGGTCCATAACTGAATCAGACGCCGTGTTGGTTTTAACAACCAAGCCAACATTTTCCTCATCAATAAACGCCTCAACAAACCACTTAATAGTGTTATCTAAATTCTTTCGCGGACCCCACTGGGCAACTGTAAGAAAATTTTTGCTGGTTTTGAAATCAACCTTCACCTCTTCGGATTCATGGAATCTAACAGGATAATTAACCGTCGTGACGGGAACTTGTAGTCCCCAATTTTTATGTTCATTGCCACTATCATCTTTTATGTCATACTTTGTTTGTTCAAAGACTTTTTTTGAGTGATTTGAGACAACAATTATTTTATCAACCGTCTCGTTAGACTTAGCAATCCATTGTGGAGAGACCTTGGTTGTTTCAATTCCGGCCGTATACCCGATATTCACGGGTGCAATTTTTTCAAACTCGTTTGGCACTGTGATCTGTAGTGAAACATCAAACTGACCTCCTTGTTGGATGTATTTTTGCGTCTTGAGTGTCGCTTCATGAATAAAGTTAGTTTCTTCATCATCGTTTGTAATTTGGCCTGTTCGACCCCACGGAATATTGATGATATATATATCAAAAAGATCCGGACGTGATCGCAAAGATCTAAGAGCAAAACGAGATTGCTCTCCATAGCCCGATCGGGAAAGAACTGGACCTTTTATTAAAACTTTTTTTAACATTAAAACACCTTTACTTCGTATGCATCATAGCCCTTGCGGGTTTCCCAAGAGCCTTTTTCTTCGTATATTGAGGTGAACAAATCATCCCATGTTTGAATAAACTTATCAAATCCAAATAAATCTTCTGACCATGCGCGGCCGGCGAGGCCAAGTTCTCGTCTGGCTTCAGGAGTCATTTCATAGAGTTCCACTAAAGCATTCACAAAGTCTTCTTTAGATAAACGATCTTCATAAATATATGGTACTTGTTGAGATCCGATTATTGCTTTTGATACCGGTTGTAGTCCAATCCCAAAGAACTTCTCACCATCAGTAACTTGATCCTGAAGGCCCCCAGTCATGTTAACTAGTATCGGTGTTCCACAGGATAAAGATTCCAATGTAGAAAGCCCAAATCCCTCGGCATCAGAAATACACACAGTGAGATCTGCCATATTGTACATAGCAGCTAAATCTCCTGGTCCAACCTTATCTCGTGAAAATAAGACCTCTCCATTTGTCAGCCCTAATTCATGAATTATAGCTTCCAAGTCTTGACCGTGCTGATCGTTGACATCGGTATGCATAATAAGACACGCTTTATCGTGTCCAACCTTATCTAAGAATTCCTTAAACCACCAGATTAAGGTCCCTGATTGTTTCCGGCGCGCATTTCTGCTATTCCAAAAACAAACAAATTTATCATCTAAATTTTTAGAAGTTCTCCAGTTTTTTACTTCTTGAGCAGCTGCCGGCTTGAATATATCCCCATCAACAGCGTGTGGGATGTAAGAGGAATCCACTTCCGGCGCCACGGTCGCGACTATATCATGCGTTACTTTTGAAATACAAGCAACGTGGTCGTTTGAAAGATAATACTTACGATTAAATTTCGGGTATGGGTAATTATCCCAAACGTGATAGTAGACCATTGGCACATGTGTTCTAACTTCGTTCTCAATCGCCCATAGCCACTCGTAAAACCTAGGGTCGGTCATAAACCACAAAATATCTGGCTTTTGCTGGTGAATCATCGCGCGAACCATATCATGGTTGCCATAGCCATCGACTGGCCATATAACCCAATCATCGCCCCACTGCTCAGTTCTCTGAGGGTTATGATTTGGATGTTTAATCGCGCCTCCGAAGGAAACAAACTGGTACTTGCCAGTCTTAAGCATCCCTTCGATAATGTATTTTGTTTGAGTTCCCACACCACTTGGAGACAGTGGGTGATCACTGATTGTGAATATCTTAATCTTATCTGACATTTAAGTTCCTATCTGCAGTGTTCAGTGTTGCGCAACGAACAAGGATACGGCTTTAAACAATGAAGTCGATTTTTAATTGAAAAGCCTTTTTGAATATTGTATATTGCTTGGTATAAAACTTTAAGGGCGTTCTCGGTTTTTTTGGCGCCACTTGTTACTCTAAATATCTCGACTCTATTCTTTTTAGCCGTTCTTTTTAACAAAGCAAAGTGTGTCTCTACATCCTTAGGGTCTAGATTATGCTTCTGGCAAAAGAAATGCTTATACAGGGTCAGTTGATAGGTAACCATCTTTTCAGCCTTCTTGCGGGAATCCCAGCCCCAGGAACAAGTCTTCCAATCAAAAAGATGGTACTTTTCTCCTACTTTAACGACAGCGTCGACAAAACCTTTAAAGTGATACCCAAAGTTCTCTATCTCTTCGTACAGAAGCTCCTCGGAGGAATAAACGTCGTAGTCTCCAAAATAGCTTTCAAGCGCGCCCTCAACTTCGGACAAAACCTCAGGGCCGGCCGTTCGCATTTGTTCAACATTCTTTTGATTTACTTCGATATTTTTTTCCGCAAGTTTTTCTAGTTCCTGATCAAAGCCGATCTGGAATATCTTTGCCTCGTCAATAACCTCGCGGAGAAGCTTCTTCTCGCACACATCGTGAACGGCAGTTCCGAATGCGGTGTATTCATTACCCTCAAATGAGGCAACCTTTTCAATCCAACTTTTTTTGTGGTAATGCGGGCAGTGGACCCAATCTTTTAGTTCGGAGTATGATATATGTTTCTTAGTGGTCATCATTCAGAGCATCTACTACTTTCTGGTACAGTACCGGACTAATTCTTTTAACATACTCTGGGCTTTCTGTAAAGTACTTTTCAAAGCCATTAGCAAAATATTCTTCGATAGAGGTGGCGCCATACGGTGAGCAAAACAGACCCATCGTTATTGCCTGAAGCGTAGGATAACCAACCACGTTGGCTAGAAAGTCATCAAACGCCTTATTATATTCCAGCATCTCATAACGAATACGGGGCATCTGATCGAAACCCTCGGCATTTAACAAGAAATACAACTTTCTTCTTTTGCCCAAAAACTCAGTCAGCATCCTATCATCGTAGATAGCATGCGGATTTCCGACTTCAACAGCGTGAGCCACTTCGTGCACAAAGTTTTCAATCATATCCTCGTTTGTAGGCTCGTCTAGCTTCATGTAAATGGCGCCGTGGTTGTAAGCAGCGTTACGACCATCAAGAGCCGGATTTTCTGAGATGTAACAAACATCAACATTTTGTAACACAGACTTTGGCAACATCCGCTCTATCTGATAGCAAAATAAAGGAATGTCTACGGCCGGTTCTGTTTCACCGTAGACAAACACCGGAATACTGTGGATGTAATACTCTCTGCTATACATTTTGCTTTTCCATCGTTTCAACGTCGGCTAGTGCCTGTTCGTATCCACGAAGAAAATTCTCTTCTGCAACTGCTAGCAGAAATTCTGGGAATTCGGCTGCAAAGACCTCAACTGCCATATCAACAGTTACATCTTCAGACCGAGCTAACCTCTCGCCAATATAATTAACGACCAGTTCTTTGAGTCCCGTCTCAGAACTCACAGTTTCATTTAAATCTATATTTTCCATTTTAACCTCACAAATTTTGTGCGGCGAATGTAGCAACTCTTGAACGCTCGCCCTTTAGAAGAGTTACGTGAGCAGCCAACTCAAAGTCTTTAAATTTCTCAACAGCATGAGTCAAGCCGTTCGTAGTAGCATCTATGTAAACGTTATCAATCTGTTCTACATCGCCCGTCAGCACAATCTTGGTTCCTTCACCAACTCTTGTTATTATAGTCTTTAATTCGTGAGTTGTCAAGTTTTGTGCCTCATCAATGATAATAAAAGCCTTTCCAATAGAACGACCGCGGATATAAGTGATCGCTTCAATCTCAATCGTGCCCTTCTCCAAGTACATGTCAAGCGTAACCTTGTCATTGCCCATTAGAGTCTGAAGATTATCCTGAATCGGCATCAACCAGGGAGACATTTTTTCTTCCATCGTACCCGGTAAGAAGCCAATGTCCTTTCCTAGCGGCTGTACGGGTCTAGAAACGATTACACGGGTGTAGGTGGATGTTCTCTCGTCTAAGGTCTGTTCAAGGGCCGCAGCGATCGCACAGAGCGTCTTACCGCTACCTGCTTTACCAATGGCTGTGATAACCTCAATGTCTGGGTCCATAAGGGCGTCTATCAAAAACGACTGCTCTTTGTTTCTCGGCTTGATGCCCCACACGCCCCTCTTTTCTTTTCGCAGCTGCCGTACGGGCGTATGTTCATTGATAAATCTTCCCAACGCAGTCTTTTTTTCATTTGCATTAGAAATAAGCATTACATACTCATTTGTTTTAAGATTAGTGTCTTCGAGATAAACGTCTTTTTTATCATAAAACTGATCTATTATTCCATCATCTACTAAAACCTCTGAAAACCCAGTGTATATACTATCGCTATCATCGACAATCTGTTGATTTTGGAAATCCTCACACGGCAGCCCAATAGCATCTGCGGTAACTCGCATGTTAATGTCGCGAGAAACAAGAATAACTTTTCTTTCAGATTCTCTTGCGACTGCTCTCGCAGTCGCGATAATAAGATGATCAGGGATCTTAATATCTAAATCTTGTGGCAGATCATCTCTGTCTATATCTGCGGCAGATACTGATTTAACAATCCCCAGTCCTTGGCGAATGCGGACACCTTTTTTAAGGTTACCCTTAGAGCGAAGTTCGTCCCAAATGCGTATAATCTTCCGCGCCTGGACTCCTACAAGGTCCTGACGCTTCTTGTGTTTGTCAATTTCCTCAAATACTTTTAAAGGGACATATACATCATTGTTTTTAAAAGCGTATATTGCGTCTGCGTTCGTTAAATAAACACTAGTATCTAACACATAAATCTTCTTACGGCTCATTACAACCCTATTCTAAACTAAATAGACACCTCTTTTAATAGTTTCCAACTTTTGCTATATCGCCGGATGCTAAAACCTCGACTTTTGATGGCTTTAGATCATCCTCGGACAAAGGTGGTGGCTCCATCCCTGCATCTGATACGAGTGTTGAGGAGCTTTGAATCTTACCGCCGCCTACACCCCAAAGCATCTCAATACCTAACTCTTCGCATACATTCATCTCTGGTGTGTTGTTCGTCTTCCGATCGCCGCCGTTAGCAAAATAATCTGGTTTAATCCTCCGGAGAGCCTCACACACGGTACCATCCCTATCATCAACGTTGGTTGTTTCTCCGGTTCCAGTGAAGCCTTCCAGAATTTCACATCGCTCATCAAATGGCATAAAAATATAGCCTTTCTTTCGCATCAGCCAATCATCCGAGTTAACAACAACCACTACGTGACCATATCGAGATGCCTCCTGAATCATCCTTAGGTGTCCAATATGAACCGGATCAAAACCTCCGGACACACAAATAGTTTTCTTACTCATCTTCATCTGTCTCCGTCCGTGAAAGGAAGTTTCTTTCAATAGCACCGATTGCTTCTTCGGCATATGCCAGATTTCCAATTGCTGTGGCTATTTCATTTACAACACTTGGGTGCTTAGCAACTCCGATAGGGTTGTTCAAATATAACTCAATAACCGCGATTGCCTCTTGTCTATCTGCTTCAAAGCGAGCAAGGGTTGCTCGCACTAATTGTTCAGCCATCATATTACTCATTTTTTCTCCTATTATAAAATGGTCGGGGCGGTAGGATTCGAACCTACGACCCCCTGCTCCCAAAGCAGGTGCGCTAACCAGACTGCGCTACGCCCCGAATAATCTCCCATGTTTGATCTGGCAATAACTCAACCTCAGCCAAGAACTTGCCGGGATCTATTTTAATCCATTGATTGTCAGCTATTAAGGATAAAAAGTAAGTACCATCTTTTCTTTCATATAGAAAGTACTTATTTCCTATTACCGGCTGGATATTGAAATCTGCTTCGTAAATAATTTTAGACACATCCACTCGTTCTTTTACTTCTTTTACTTGTTCCATAATTAATTCAGCTTGCTTTCTTAGTTTATCTATTTCTTTTTCAGCATACCTCTCGGCTGCTGAGATGGCACGTCCCTTGATTGAGGACATGTCATTTGGTCTAATCGCGGGCGCTGCGGTATTCGTTCCATATGGCTTAATATTAGCATCAAATTCTTCTGTTTCATAGTTGTATACAACGTTGTCAGGAAATTTTTCTTTTGACATTCTCTTACCATCGATGGTCTTTACCAGACCAGTCCTTAAACTCTTCTTTGCCTCCTCTTACACTCCAATCGGAATCTATTGTTAGTTTTGATGATAGTCCGCCTCTGGGATTGAAGTCCATTTCTATTCGAAGCCTGTTAGGGTCATAAACACTAATCAAGTCGTCATATACAACATTTATTAATCTTTCGTATGAAAGAAGTCGGTTTCGAAAATCTTGAAAATATTTTTTCAAAGACTTTAATTCAATAATGGTGTCTTTTGGATAAAAGACAATCCAGGCGGTTGCAAAATCGGGCTGATCTTTAACTCCAATAAACGTAATTTCTGGATTTTTAATATTAATCTCATATCCATCCCCTGACGGATTTGGTAGAGTTTTTAGAATTGTTTTATCACTCCACTGTCTCATACTACTAATGCCTCAATATATCTCATGGTGGAGATGACAGGATTCGAACCTGCGACCTGATGCGTGCAAGGCAACTGCTCTCCCAACTGAGCTACATCCCCATATATGGAGCCGAGAACAGGAGTCGAACCTGCGACCTGATGATTACAAATCAACTGCTCTACCAACTGAGCTATCTCGGCAAACTATTTGTATATTATACAAGATTCACCTTCATAATTCAATACTATTTTGATAAATAAGTTCTAAGATATCTACTCTGGATCATAAAGATCTTCGTCTTCATATTCGAAGTGCTCTGGCTCTTCCGTGTAAAGAACAATTGTGTAGAGTCCATTCCAATCAGTTGGAATTAATCTTCTTAAGATTCTTGAATCTTCTCGGGTGTCGGCATGAACATACAAAGCCATACCGAGAGTGCTTTGACTGACATCATAAATACCTCTGTCGCCAAATTGAGTAATGGCTTTGAGAATTAGTTCTCGCTTTTCTGCTTTTGAGAAACGACTCTTTTTACTAGACACTAGTTTTTCTTTCTTCTAGTCTTTTTGTGAAGCTTTTCAAATAAAAGCTTTTTCCAAAGTGTTCCCTCTATTTCTTCTTCAGACATATTCAAAGAATACAAGCCAGCAAGAATCAAACGAATTTCACGATTTGATAGATATACTGTTTTTAAGAACGCTGGAATCTTTTTATTGTTCTGGTCTGCCATATGTGTTTTCTCTGTTTGTTTCTAGTGTAAATAGTTCCTGCAATGGCAAAAACTACTAATCGTTGCTGGCGCGTAATCCCTCTGAATCCCAGCCGCCTTGCTCCCATTTTTCATTCATTATGTGATTAATCTTATTAAAGTGCATAAATCCCAAAGCGTGCCCGAGTTCGTGTTCGAGCACTGTTTCTCTTATATCTCGACGCATATAGATTTTAGCATACTGAATTTTATTTGTTAGGTTATCAACGTAAAAATGTGTCTGGGCTAAAGCCTTGTCTTCCATCGGAACTCCTGACGTTACTAAATGAATGACAACATATCCCACCGGCTCGTCCATCATGCACTTGTTTAAGGGGTCGTGCTTGTACTGGGTTGAAAAGAACCTATATCCCAAGCGCTTCCAGAAGTTTACAGCCTTAACAATCTGCCTTTGACTTATTGGGGCATGTTCACAAACTATAATCGTTGGCGTAAGACTCCACGTGGCTACTTGTGATGGGCTGTTATGAACAAGCGGTACCCGCTTATGATTACTATCAAAATCACTTGCTGCTGCAGTTGTGAACAGAAATAGAGAACCGATCCACAGTGCTATGACAAGCACTATAAACAAACCGGTCCAGTCTAGATGAGAGTGGTTCTTCATACAATATTTAGTTGAAAAAACCAATTTTATGATAAACGGTTCCCAAAACTCTTATTGAATTTCCTTCGGGATCTGGCACATACAGAGTCAGCGCTTGATGAGCATCATTAGGTGGGCGCCATATTATCTGCAACGCATTAACCTCTGGTTCCCATATAGAGTCAAATTCGTTGCCTATATTATTTTCATAGTGATTGTAACAATTATAATTATTATTAGTAAGACTAGAAATTAAAGTATCATGTAAATTATAACCTGAATTAAGAATAATGTCTCTGCCACAGATTGAAAAGAACTGTTTTTCTTCTGTATCTCTTTCAATAGCCAGACTGACAAATCCAGAGATAAGATCTGTGTCTAGATTTTTATCGCACCAGAAGAGTAGAGTGTTTGGTCCTTGATTTCTACTCCACCAGCAGTCCATGGTTGCATATTGTTCTCCATATTCCTCTATTCTAGTATCTTCTTCACCTATATTAGAACAAGAACAAAGCAGAAACAATAAACAAATTACAATCTTATTCACCTTATATTAATTATTATTATATTAATATTAATTGTATATTGCAAGCAAAATTTATATTTTGGTGGAGGTGGTGGGAATCGAACCCACGTCCAAAGCATATCCAACTTCAAGTCATTCACAGGTATAGTTTGTTTCTCTAAACAAACAAAGTATCAAATTCGATTCAATCCGCTCAAAAAAGCAAAAGCGTTTTTTTGGTTGTGTTCTTCTTGGACACCCGGCGAAGAACAACCGGGGATTAAGCAGCTAGTGCTAAACCGTAATCTGCGTCGTTTGCAGTTATATGTTTCTAACTAAAGTTTTATGTGATTGAGTTAGCTGTCACAACCTGCACTATCCATCTTCCTTACCCTGTCGAAACCTGTCACCCCCTATTTTTATCTTGACAAGCTCAGAGAAATCCTTTACTCTTTGTCTATGCCAAATTTCCTCTTTATATCTATCCACGAACTTGGATTAACGCCCAATATTCTTCTTATCTCTGCATTAGTGTCAGCAACACTAATAACTGCATTATACAGAGCTTCCTTAGAAATATCAACTATTTTCGACCAAAGATTAAAGCCGTACAGCTTACCATTAGTAAGCTTTATGGAACACTCTAACTTTAATCCTATAACTTCTTCAAGAGTTAAAGCAGATAACATTATTTCAAACGCCTCAGAGGACTTACCTTCCTTGCGTAATGTATTTGATAGTGATTTGTTTCTACTAAAACCCTTTTCTATATTAGGGTTTGTCATATTCTACTGTTCTAAAAGTTTGTCTACTAAACTTTCTAAATTAATTTCCATTCCTTCTTCCAACTCAAAATCAGGAATGTCTGTCTCAGGTTCGCCTTCTTCTGGTGCAGCCACCGGCTCATCTGGCTGCGCATCTTGTGCTGCTTGTGGCTCCTCTGGGCTCGTCGCCAACTCTCCTTCAAACTTATCAAAATATAGCGCAAGGTTCTTCAGAAGGTATTCTTCAAACATTTTAATATCATTGGGGTTATCAAGATTATCGTATGCTACTAGGATGTTTTTCTCGATATCTTGGAAGTCGTCATATGCCCTGTTACGACCGGTCTTATCTTCACCCTCAATACCAAACTCTTCTCTTTCATCGGGCTCTTCTGCTGGCTCTTCTACTTTATCTTCAACGTCAATAAACGCTGGATCATCCTCAGGCTTGTCGGAAATAGTTATATCGACATCCTCTTCCACAGCCTCAATCTCTTCGTCTTCGCCGGCTTCCTTACGGGACTCTTCAGGTGCAAGAGACATCTCAACAGCATTGAGGATATGGGCTCTATATGAATCTCTCTGTTGCTTGTCGGTGGTAAGAGACTTATATCCTGTTTCAATAACAGATAATAAGTTAGAGTTCTTAAGAAGATCTTCTAAGGTATTAATGCCTGTACTTTCATGTTTCGCCACGGACGCAACATTACTCTTCTCGGATAGTAAAGTTCGAATGACAGAACGAAGCTCATTTTCTTCGTTTAATCTTTTTGTTTCTCTTCTACCTAAAACGTGGCGAATGGCTTTGCGCACATTCTCACGGAGCATTAGCTCTTCTGCAAATTCTTTACGATCAATCATTTTTAGCCCACCGATATTCCTAGTAAATAGTCCATTACTTCAGTAACTAGCTCTTCATCTTCTTTAATGAAGTTCTTGGGATGCCTCTTCTTTTTCTTCTCAGAACCGGCCACTTTCGGCGCGCGCATCCCAAGGGGTAGAGAATAACCAGCGACGTTGCCACCGGCCATTGAAGACATTTCCTCAAGCTTTCCTTGGAGTATATCATATATTTCCTGATTATAAAATCCCATAATAGCTTCAAAATCTTCTTGAGAGGCACCCTTGAGAGCCTTTCTTAAAGTAGTTCCTGACATCTCACCAAATCCTGGGACATCAATCTCAACGTGCGGAGCTACTGCGATGTAACCATGCTTGTCAAGCCCCACAAGTTCTTCTCCGGGCCTGTATGTCTTGTAGTAAGCAGGAGTGCCTCTTTTGGTCATGCCGTCTAGATTGGCAAACCTGGGACTATCACGCATATCTTTGCCGCCAACAGCGAAAACAACAGCCGTTGATTCTGGGTCGAAGTTCTGAGTAAGTTCCACCGCCTGATATGGGTTCCTGCTCATCACAATCTTATCAGCAGGCACGCCGTGGGCGACCATAATCTTTTTCTTTTCTTCAAAGTCTAGGGGAGACTTAGGACCCATCTTATTGGAAGTTACGATAAAAGTATTCTCGTCGCCAAATTGATCAGCAAGCGCTTTATAAGTTGCATAATGGTGACGACCCATAGGCTGGAATCGTCCGGGATAAATGGCGATAACTTTCTTCTGATCTTGTTCATTCAGAGCCCAATTGACTGCCTCAGCCAAAGCAATCTTTACTTGACTTGCCTCACGAACCAAAGAAGTGATAGGAGCACCGCCAAGAAGGTTTTCATAAAGATCTTGATTCTTATTTATAACAGAGGGGAGATTACGAGACCACTCCAAAAGAGGCTTGGTCACAGAGAAACCATCAGATCCCCAGTATACAGTAAGACTTTCGGTTTGCTGGAACTTGGCGCCCTTATCAACAGCAAAGTTTGCCTTGCTGAATTCTAGACGATCAACAAATTTGACACCGTTACCGATGTGATCAACAGCAACATAACCCTCTGGATTACTTGCGACAAGATCGCCTGAGCCATCGTCAATAAAATGCTTTGTGTTATACACAGCGTTGTTATACTTGGCGATGAATATATTTTTTGCCTCGAATAGAAGCCGCGAGACTTTGAAAAGGTTGAGGATATCTTCTTGCTTGCTATCGAAGGCTGCAAGCATTTCTTGACCTTTTTGGGTTGCTCGCATTTTTCCTTTTTCAGACTTTAGCTTATCAATTCTTTTTTCTAGACGACCTGAATACCAACGCTTGAAACCTAAGAAAGATTTAGCTGGATCCTCAAGGAATTGACCACCCTTGATTTCAGAGTTAATGTAGATGTTAAGAAGATCCATCGGCAGACCTTCATAGTCAATCTTTTCATTGACCTGATCCGCGGCTGAAACTAATTCCTTCACCTTTGCTTCTTCATCTTCAGTTAAAGTAACAGTTCCAGTATCGTCTGTAAAATAAGCATCATCAACCCATACACCGGGAACCTTATTTAGACCACTTACATCAGCGCCGAAAGAAGCGCCACCGTCCAAACTATCATAAGTTGTATGAAAAACAATACCGAACTTTGATTCAGCGATCTCTTGTCCAAGCTTGGATTCAACTGGTGCGGCATAAGTAATAGTATTTGGCTTGAAAGCATAATGAGGCTCGCCATCAACGTCGATGGTGCTAATCATCTCATCGTCAAACATAAAGTCTCCCTGGAGAATCTTTTGGATTCCTAGGGGAGGCAAGTATTGAAGTGCTTTTGTAAGCTTATCGACCAAACCCGGAGCGTGTCCGTGATTTCTCCGAACATCTTCGGGGGTATAGTTTATCTTTGGTTCTTTATTGAAGATAGATTTGGTTCCAACAAAGAACTTACCATTTTCTGGATTAATACCAGCAAAAATAGCCGGCGCGCCATCCCACTTGACAGAGGTCTTTACTCTTGAATCAACATTACCTTTTAACTCTTCTAACAACTCAAGCAGAAAAGCCCGAGCCATATCATATCCCTTTGGACCCTGTGTTAAAACAAGCTCTTCCAGGTGAGTTAAGTGTGTGTTTGCTTTGCCTTCATCCAGAAGAGACATTGTTTACTTATCCTTGTTTTCTTCTAATATAGTAACCTGCTCTTCAAGAATGCTAACGCGCTCTTGAAGACGGCGCATGTGTCGTCTCACTTCTTTAAGACTTTGCCTAGCCATCTCAATCCGTCGCTCGTCAGTGCGGCTACGTGGAGATATATTCTGGAGAACCTCAGAGATAGACTGAAGATAGCTAGACACACTTGGTCCTTTGCCTTCATTTTGAATAAACTGGCGCGTTAGACGACGAAAGTCCACGGCCTATTCCTTAGCGACTTTAGGTGTCGATGCTCTCTTTTTAGCGGCAGTCTTCTTTGTAGCAGGCTTGACAGTCCTCTTTATGGCTGGCTTGACAGCCTCTTCTACGACGGGTGCTGGTTCTGGCTCAACAACCGGTGCTGGTGCTTTCTTTGCTGCTGCCTCTTTTGCTGCTGCCTCTGCGGCTGCTTTCTTTGCCGCGGCCTCTGCTCTTCTTCTGCGTTTTATGTGTGGTGCTACCATTTTACTTAGACTCCTTTCTAACTCTTTCTAAGATTCTGCGGGTGATTTGCTTTGCCTCGTGGACAGAGATCATCTTTGGTGCTGCTGTTTCCTCAACAGCCTCCTCGATCTCATCCTCAGCGCGACCGCAATGGGCTTCATCAAGATCCATATCTTTTGCCATTGAGGGGCGATTTCCTTCTTCATCGCCGTGCTCCTTAGCATCTTTTGCGGCCTGCTTCATTGGCTCTTCTTTATCGCCATCCTTGTCTAGATCTAGGAAGTCTGGCTTGGCGGCTTCATTAAGAAGTCCCCACTTTTTCATCAACTTAGTGTTGATTTCGTTGTTTTTCCACTCTTTAAGTGACATTTTTGGTTCTCCTGTTTTTGAAAAATCAATCTCCACATTAATTTTTCCTGTTTTAATTAGGTCTTCAAAGTCCCTAAATATTAAATTTCCTTTTTCATATGCCTCTCGCTCCATTTCTCTAAGGTGCGGATCTTTCTGGGCATATCCTTCATAAGTAGGATTGTCCCTTGTAAAATCACCTCGGCAGTTCTGTGCGTGATGAACTAACTCGTGAGATAAAGACCTTAAGATATCTTTTGGGTGTCTGCCGTCCGTGTAAAGAACAATCTGATAGTTCTCGGGGTCGTAATAAGCAGTTTTGCCCAGCATTCTACCAGCGTTATCTTGATCGCTTTGAAAAACAATCGTTGCGCCCTTATCAAAACCTAGCTGTTTTTGCGAATAAGGAAAAAAGTTATCCACCATCTGCTCAAGATGATAGACATTTGCTGGTGTGTTGTTGATGCTTTTATGCATTGTCTAATAAATAGTTGAAAAAAGAAGAAAAAGAGCGCCCGATAAATGGTAAGCAAATACAAGAAGATAGATTATATTCAACCCCAAAAGAATATTGAAGATCATTTTTTGAAATTTTATTCTGAAAAAATAAAGAATGTAAATTCCAACGATACTGAGCCCTAATTTAGCAAAGACAAATAGTGCCGGGGAACACTGTAAAAAGTAATTCATAATTGGGTTGGCTTCGGTAGCCAATCCAGTCTGCACCCAGAGTAAAGTTGCGAGGAGATCAAAAAGAATCAAAATAGTCAGTGAGTGAATCAGTCTAACTATTTTTTGCAATTTCTATCTCTTCAGTGCTTTGTCCAAAGCGTCTCTAACACCCTCAGCAGCCAGCCATTTAGGCTGTTGCCAAAACGGCACCAGCATGTGTCCAAGCATTCCTAATCCTGCTAAAAGCAACAAACCAGATAATCTTGATGAACGCTTAAGGTGCGCCAACCAGCCTTCGTCTTTAAAATGTGCCCAATCCCAACTCATTATAATTTACCTTTCCCTGGACCTTTTTCGTATGAAATACTCTTGAATGCTTTTTCAAGATAATCTGCTGCTTTGGTGATCTTTGATTGAACCCAAGGCTCAAGGTTTTCGTCATCATGGAGCATATCGTGAAGTTGCTGTGCTTGCGCAGCCATATGGTAAAGTGACCGCTTGGCCATGTTGCCTTCGTATCCGTCTGGATCCTTCTCGTAGTTGTTGGAGGCTGGATCCAGCGTATTCATCTGTGGCATTTCAAGCAAAACAGAAGAGCCGTTCAACTCTTCAGCAATCATCTTTTTAAGTTCGTTTTTTGAGATTTTCATTATTTCTGTTCCTGTTGTTTAGCAGAGACTTTCAAAAGGTTTTTAAGAACAGCCTGCAGTGCGTTACGATATCTTATAAGGTCATCTTTTTCAGCTATATCAGTTAAGATCTTTTCAATCTGCACCAACATACCTCTTTCTTTATCATCAACCCCTCCTAAAGCATCGCCTTTTGCAATTGCTTTGGATTTTTCCAGTTCGCCTTTCGCTTGTGTTTGTTGAGTAACAATTCCGCTCCCAAAACCTTTAAGGGCATCATCTTGCTCCTCAAGCCCAACACCGCCACCAAAATCAGCATAACCCATGCTGTAGTAATTCATAGCTCCGGATCCACCGGTGCCATATGGCTGCTGACTCTTGGCAGGAGCCACGACTCTTTGGTCAGGCATTGGATGAGCGCCAGCATCTTCTAGGTCGTTCAGAGCCTTTCTAAGGCACGCAGACGCCTTGAAAGCGTGCTCATAGGCGCCGTCATAGATCGGCTCATCAAGAGCCTCTACGAGCTTCTCAGTAGCCTCTCTAGCCACGAGAGCGAGATCATATAAGTTGTTTGCCTCTGGATCTCCTTTGTCCTGCTCCGGAGTCTCTGTATCGGCAGCAGGCATTCTGTGTGGAACGCCTTCAGGAGCAGATGGCTCGTTAATTCCGCCGCCTGTAAACATAGCTTCTTTTACAAGCGCTTGAAGTTGTTTATAATCAATAGTCATTTTATCCCTTTACCAAGAAGCGATCAAATGTGCCCTTAAGATCGGCTAACTTATTTTCCTCTAGATTTCTCATCTTATCTTTTGCGACCGCCGCACGACCGCGACCCTGAGCAAGATCTTTGGTTTTTTCAAGCTCTTGTGCCGCAGACCGGTCCGCACTTAGCTCCTCACCGGCTGCAAGCTGCAATTTGTCGTGGTGCTTCTCTGAGGGTAAACCAGCCTTCTCGAACTTTTTAAGCATTCTGCGTAGGAGAACAAGATCGTCAAGTGCTGTCAGCGGACCAAGGAATTCAAGACCCATAAAAGTCCCGGCATCAACAGGAGAAACGAAATTAAGAATAGCAAAAGCAGCTAAGAGTCGAAGTTTTGTTGGCGTGTCACGGTCGACGCTGGCCATAAACATGGCAGCCAAGTCGCGCCCACCGGGAAGATTTAGAAGCGCTTTCAAAACTGGGTTGCCTTTAGCTTCCTGTAGATCGCCGGTACCTAGCTTGTCGAGTAGTACATTTAAAACCTTGTCCTGCTCATCTTCTGGCATTGCTTCAATCGCATCTTCGGCAGTCTCAACTGGGTCTTTTGCCTCATCTAAGTCTTCCTTCTTAGAATCTTCTTTAGCGGCTTTTCTTGCTTTTTTGTTGGCGGCTTTCTTTTCGTCCTTGGTGGCATCTGGTGGTGTTTTTGCAACCTTAGAAGCTCTACCCATTGCCTCTTGTAGAGCTTCCTGAAGTTCTGTGTTAGACGACAATATAGACAAAAACTGCTCTCTAACGGCATCAACAATTAGGGCTGCAACCTCATCCGCTTGGTCTTTAATGATTTTAGCAAATGCTCTTTGCATGAGTCCTTCAATTACATCTCCGTCAAATGGGATATCTGGCACAATCTTGGAGGCAATATCGTCTGCGTTCTCAATAAGGTGCGATTCTATCTGACGCGCAGCAATTCGTAAGAACAAACCAGCTGCAGCGTCCAGTACTGCTCCAGCGCTAGTGTTCTTAAAGGTTTCACTAGCAGCATACCTCAGTGGCTCTTTAAAGTCCCCTATGTTTTTTAGTACGCCCTTTGCAGTAGCGGTTAAACTATTTTCGTTTTTCAACTCTTCCGAGACCATTTGTGCTATTTGGTCGATTATTCTTTTGTCCATGGTGGATTCTCCCATATGTTAATTAGTCTTTTTTCTTTTGTAATCGTTTAGTTTTTTCTTTTGATGCTTCTTTTCTTTTCTCAGCGTGATCAAGAACTTTCTTCAATCTGGCTTTGGTCTTAGGGTCCTTAGCATTCTGATAGGCAGCCCGTACACGCTGATGGATAAGATTAATAATCTGTGACTGACGCTTGTGAGACTTTGATTTGAAGGATTTCTTTGATAAGGTATCCTTTACATCTTGAACTGTTCGGAACTTTACTGACACTGTATCACTTGGATCCTCGTCGGTGTAAAGTCTGCGTCCTGAACCTTTTGGTTTCTTGCCAGTTCCAGTCTTAGGATCCTTACCTTCTTCGGCCTTGATACAATTTCTGTACGTCTTGCCGTACATCTTCTTAGTTTTGCGTTTGGGGTGAGTTTTATAACCCTTCTGGCAACGTTCTTGCAGTCCATCAGGCTCCATATATGGATGATCTTTAAGATACTTTTTCATCTTAGGTGCTGGTTCAATCCCAGCTTCTTGAAGTTTATTCGCCCACATAGACAGCATTGTCTCACGTATTTCCTCATCTCCCCGGACAAAGTTTGCTTTTATGCCTGCTTCTTTGGCCGCCGCAATCTCTTCTTCGTCATCATCCCAATGTTCGATAACACCAAGAGATAAAAGAGTTTCAGCTTTCAAATCTCCATTTGTGTAGTGGATAGACTTGACGGGAAGATTCATACCGGCAACCAACTCTTCTGGCTCTGGTGCTGTATCCCATGGATACTTGTCTCCTGTGCGTTTCGATCGGGAAGTAACAATATAAACAGTTTCACCGGCAGCTGCGAGTTCTCTTAGTTTGGCGATGTTCTCTTCGTGGGGCTTGTCGTATATGGTGCTGAATTCAGGATCTTCAGGATCTGTCTTATACTTGATAAGTGTCTCGTCATAATCAAACGAGTAAGCGCCTTTCTTTTCTTCGTTTAGGAAGTTCTTCCAGTTTTCAAGTAGGAGTTTCATTTCTTAGATACCTTCCAGCCGCCCATCATACCTCCAGGCATATCATATTCTTCAACATTTACAGAATCATCCTGCTGCAGTCTTGTCCAGATTTTGGTGCCAGCCGGCGATTGCGATGGATCACTATATAGCACCCCCACATGATCGAGAAGCCACTTATAGAAATCAGTCATATAGAAAGCAGCGTCTGATTCTTTTTTTGCATATTTGACTCTCACGCCATCTTCGTGAGGAACTACGTCCAACGTAGCTTTTGTTTTCCCCTCGGGATCCATTACAGAATAAACTATAACGTCGCCGCCGAAAGGACTAGATTCGCTAGACTGCAACACCTGATGTTTTCCAAAAGAACCCACTTCCTGGTTTTCTACCAAATACTTCCGCCAGTTTTCAAGGATTAGTTTCATGACTAGTCCTTCCCGATATTACTTCTGTCCTGCCATTCGTGAGATGTTTCATCTGTATCAATAGGGCCACCCGCAGCCCATGTATAGCACGTGCGCGCGCTGTGGCATTTAAAATGATGCATCCAGCAATAACCTAGCCGACCTTCTTCATCTTCAATGGGCCCTGGAAAGCATTCGTCCATTCTTGGCGAGATATCAAACGCCGCGCAATTATTGCACATTGATTGTTTTGCAACCTCAACGGTTGTGTTCCAGTGCTCTGCCAGTCTATCATAGTATGCTTCATCAGCAAGATTAAGGGGTCCGTATTGAATGTGCTCTGCTTTGATGGCAGAATCACGGTTCTTTGTGTTTAATTCTAAATCCTGTGTGGCAGGGGGGCAAATGTATTTCTTTGCCTCTGTCAAAAACCTTTTCCAGTTTTCAAGTAGGAGTTTCACTCTACTCCTCCAAACATTTTCTTAAACTTCTCGGGTGTCTCAGCTTCCTCGGAGACATCAAGGATCTTTGCCTTTATTGTTTCAACCTCTTGATTGATTGCTTTTTGTAGCCGATGGTTGCCATCCAAAACATACTTGAGCTGCCCATCTTTCTTGATGACTATAATAGGAAACTCTAAGCTCGCTGCTGCTACTCGCTCCTCACCTCTGGTTGGAAGAGGAGGTATTTGTTTGGAAAGTTCTAAAACATTAATGTCAATAGTTTTGTCTCCCAAGAAATCATCTATCTCTCCAAGTGTAACCTTTCCCTCATCATTTTCCCACGATGTATCGCGCCAACTTTCTGTAAGATACTGCCGCCAGTTTTCAAGGATAAGTTTCATTTGTTTTACCACTTCTTACAGGACCAGTAGCGTGCCTTTGTTTTGGGTCCTGGGTTATCACAGTTGTGTCGAGCCCGGAAAGACTTGCGTCTCTTTGGATTAGACTTCTTGATTCTCATCTTCTTATCACCGAAATTAACCTTCTTTACATTTCCGGTTTTCGGATCTTTGACATAAACTTTGAATTTTTTAACATCTCCACGCGTGGGTTTGTTGAGAGTAACCTTGCGACCCTGGTATTCTGCCTCGTAGACAAGATCAGGGCAGCCACAGGTAGCTGTATCTAGTTGTTCTACCAAGCAAGCAACACACGCTGGGGTACCGTCATCAAGGAAAGCTTCTGTTAAGTAAGGAAGAATATCGTTCTCCAAAAGATGACGATTAACCTCTTCTGCGATAATGCCATACAATTCGTCTCTGTTCATATCAAGATTCTCCTTCTTGGCGCCTTTCTTGCCCCAAGACTTGCCTTTTCCTTTTTCCTTACAAGCCCCCGGAGTTGGGCGGCAAGCAGGGTACTTAGAGCGCTTCTCGCCCTTCTCGCGGCCACAAGACTTATAGCCACCCTTGCCGTCTGGGGCATTACAATCAACCCAGCCACTCTTCTTTCCCTTGGCGCCTTTGCGTCCAAACCAATCTCGGAGGCTACTTTCTTTACTAGATTCAGTTCCGGCTTTTTTCTTTTTGGCTTCTTCAAGAAGGTCTTCATACTCTGTGTTCTCTGCAAGATCGGCATCTTCGATCTCCTCTTTGACACCCTTCCAGATTTTACCGGCTCGACAGCGCACAACGGCGCCGGAAGCATATGCTGAGGGCCATACATCATATTTACGTTTAGCGATTCTTGTGCAACGATCATCTTTTTCTTCGATGATGTCTTCTTCTAGATAAGAACTCCAGCTTTCAAATAAGTACTTCATTCTATTCTTTACCCTTCCCTTGCATCCTAAGTAGTCTATCTTCGGCGTATTTTGCCCTCATATCGCCCAAGCCACGGTCAATTTTTTCAAGAGCTTGGGCTAACATCTTTTCTTGGGTGGTTAATTTAGAGACAATCATCTCTTGATGATACTGCCGTGCTTCTTTAGCAGCCTTGTCTTCTTCCTTCTTGTCCTTGCGCTGTTGCCAGTTCATAAACAGCAAAGAAGCAGTCCATAATCCGAGGACTCCATACTGCGCTAACCCTTTTATTATCTCAAGTTCCACTCAATAATTAGTGACCTTCTTAGAGGAGATGTTTTTTGTCTTTAATATTTTTATACTTTTCTGCTTCTGGATGAGGGTCTATAGAATACTCAATTTCCGGGGCAGTCCGGGAAAGCCTCTCGTTAATCTGTATAAATTCTACTTGGTCAGCCGGAATTTCAAAGTCCCCATATATTGCATCCACAGGACACATTGGTTCACAGGCATCACAATTTATGCAAATCTCAGGATCAATAACCAGCATATCCGGAGCTTCTCTAAAAGCGTACACAGGACATGCATCGACACAATCAGTATATTTGCATTTAATGCAAGCCTCAGTTACAACGTAAGCCATTTAGGTAAAGTCCTTCGGATCTCTATACTTCTGGCGTACTTTTTCAGAGATAGGGATCGCCTCGCCATCACCATCAATACGAACGAAGGTCATCTGGGTACTGACGACTGCTTTCTGTGTGCCGTTATACACGGAGTGCCTTCTGGCCTCCATATTCAGCGTTAGAGAGGTTTTACCCACCTTGGCCACCTCTCCATATATCTTGATGATTTGCCCGGGCCTAGCGGGCTTCTGAAAGGTCATAGAAGCGATGTGCTTCGTGACCATTCTAGGCGTGTCGGCAACTTGAGCAGCAAATGCTGCTGCAGCTTCGTCAAGCCATGCCATCATAATGCCTCCAAAGAGGTTGCCGTGATAGCCTACGTCATTCTTCTTCACGAAGTGCGTTGATATGAGTTGCATTTAAAATACTATCTTTCTTTCTTAAAATTTGTTGGTTAATCTTCTTAATCTGATCGCAGCTACCAGTTTCTTTACAAAGGCTATCAAGTTTTGACTTAAGCCTCTCAACCTTAACCAGTAATTCGTTAACAGCAGAGCTTATCTCATTTATCTCTTCTTGTTTAGAGTCCATTCTCTTCAATCTCCAGCATCATATTATAATGTGCGTTTGCAATTGCCTGCCTAACATTAGGGTCCATCAAATTAACAGCATCATCAAAGTTTGTCATAAATCCGTTTTCAGATAAGACTGCAGGCATATGCGTCTTTCTTAGAACATAGAAGTTTGCCCAAGTTTCATTTGCTCGGATACCTCGATCACGGAAAGGAGTTAATTCAGCAAGCCACTTTTGAAGGGATTTAGCCAACACCTCACCAGTCGCGCTGCGATAATGGTAAAAAGTACAGGTCCCCCTTGCACTATTAAAGTCCTTCCCATTGCCAAAAGCATTGGAGTGAACAGAAACATAAATACAGTTTTGTTTTTCTTGGTGGATTTTGTTTGCTATTGTAACACGCTGCCGAAGTGATATATCTTCCTCTGTGTCGACAACGTTCACGGCATCTAAAGCAAACCGAAGCCAATGCTTTGGTCTTTTAAGAGGTGGCTTGCCTTTCATAAGGTAATGACCTTTTTCTCCCCATTTGCCAGAACATAAATCCATTATTCTAGCCACAACATCTCTGTTGAACTCGCCTTCGTATAAGCGAGACCCATCCGGAAACTCTGGAGATCTTTTTCCGGCAGTTTGATAAACTCCGTCAATAAAGCCTCCGTGACCCGGGTCCAATAACCATGTATAGCGTGACATTCTCTAAAAAACTCCCACTTATAAATACTCTTTCCATTTGGAATTGGCATTTCCAATCTTTTTCTTAATTATAGAGTGATAGGATGGTGCCTTTGGAGGTCTTAAAAGCTTGACGGGAGCATCTTCGGGCATATGATTGCCTTTTAGTTGATTACATCCTCTACAAGCAGCTACAACGTTGTCCCACGTCGTTTGTCCGCCTTTGGAACAAGGAATTACATGATCTATCGTCAATTCGCTTTCTTTGAAGCGATTTCCGCAATATTGGCAATGAAAATTGTCACGAAGAAGAATATTTTTCCTCACACAAGCTACATCAAAGAATTTTTCGTCAATATAGCGAAATAAAACGATCACGGAGGGTATCTGGAAGGCTTCTTTGGCTGAATGAACCCATTTATCAGTCCATTCAGCAGCCCAAGCCTTTTTGAGCCACGTAAGGACAACAGCTTCTTGCCAGGAGATAACTCCTATTGGTTTGAATGAAGAATCTAATTTTAGAACGGTCACATTGTCCATAAATTACAGAATTGGCTTGTTCACAAAGTAAATAGAGAATCGTAAGCCAAAATAAAACTTGAAGTCTGATGATTTTTCGATTATACTAGGAAGAAGAGCCAAACTAAAATGTTTTTAGGCAGTGTAAGAAAGTATTTAATGTATGAGCGTATTTCGCAAGCATGAATCAATTGTCGACCGGTCAGCTAGCGACCGAACCCGACACAAAAAGAAGATCGAAAAAGCAATCAAAGAATCTATCAAAGATGTGGTTGCAGACGAGTCAATTATCGGGCAAAATGGCAAGAAAAAGATTCGAATTCCTGTTAGAGGACTCAAAGAGTATCGTTTTGTCTATGGATCTGGCAAGAAAAACAAGACTGTTGGATCTGGCGGCGATCATAAGCTTAAAAGAGGTCAAAAGATTGGTAAACAACGTGCGAAGAAGGGGTCTGGACAGGGAACTGGCAAGGCAAGCAATAAAAAAGGCGATCAATACTACGATGTGGAGGTTACTCTTGAGGAATTGGCTGAATATCTCTTCGCTGACCTCGAACTCCCAGATTTAGAGAAGAAACAGTTCCGCTTCATCACCCAGGAGACCGTAAAGCGCAAAGGATATCGCTTCCAGGGCATCCGACCGAGACTTTCAAAGAAGGAAACTCTAAAAAGAAAGATTCGACGCCAAAAAATGGCTGAAAAGACCGGCGCTTACGACCCTGAGTCCGATGAGCGCTTCCCTTTTCACAAAGATGACATGAAATATCATCACATCAAGCCCAAGGCAAAGGAAAACTCATCAGCAGTCATCTTTTTCTTGATGGATGTGTCCGGATCGATGTCTCAGGACCGCAAATATCTTGCAAGATCCTTCTTTTTCCTTCTTTATCAGTTTTTGAACCACCGATACGAGCGAGTTGAGGTCGTTTTTATCTCCCACTCCACTCATGCCGAGCGAGTAAACGAAGATGACTTCTTTAAAGTCGGCACATACGGCGGAACTATCATCTCTTCGGCACTTAATCGACAAATGGAGATTGTTGAGAAAGAATTTCACCCAAATGCTTGGAATATTTATACATTTTACTGTGGCGATGGTGAAAATTGGGCATCTGACAACGAAAAGTGCATTGATTTGTTTAAAGAAATCAAAGAAGTCAGTCAATTAACGGCTTATTGTGAAATAAATGAGCACTATAAGGGCTTGGATGATGAATCCCTACAAGATGATAGGTTTAAAACCAGCCCCTGGGCCAATTTTTCAGCGTGGAAAAACGAAGAAATGGATAATTTGTGGTCCAAATTGAAACCAATTACTGATAATAAGTTTAAGAGAGTAATGATTGGACAAACAGAACATATTTGGTTGGCATTTAAAACACTTTTCGGCGGGAGTAAGTAAAATGAGTGACTGGACAGTTGCAGATTTGCAAAAATGGGATGACAAAATCTGTCGCGTTGGCGAAGATTTTGGTTTAGACTGGTTCCCGATTGATTATGAGATCATTGATTACGCTGAAATGCTTGGAGCGATGGCTTATACGGGACTTCCAACCCATTATCGCCACTGGTCGTACGGAAAAGAGTACGAAAGAACCCACACACTTTACAATATGGGCCAGACCGGACTACCTTATGAGATGATTATTAACTCAAATCCGTCTATCGCATACTTGATGAGAGAAAACGCTCTCTACATTCACATTTTGACGATGGCGCACTGTGTTGGTCACTCGGATTTCTTCAAACAGAACCGTATGTTCGCGCATACAGACCCAGCTAACATCATTGTGAGCTTTAAATCAGCCGCCAAATACGTACGTCAGCTAATTGAGGATCCTTCAATCGGGATTGATAGAGTTGAGAAGATTTTGGACGCAGCGCATTCAATCAAGTATCAGGTTCCAAGATATCCAGGAATCAAATATAAGACCCGTGAGGAGGTTCTTGAGATTGAAAAAGACAAAATGGCTGAGAATATTAACTACAAACCGGACTTATCCAAGGTTCCTTTGCGCCCAGAGTACAACCTATTACGGTTTATTGCCGAGAACAGCAAACATTTGGAAGAATGGGAAAGAAATCTTATCCTTATTGTTGAGGAATCGTCCAAATACTTCATTCCTCAGGCTCTGACCAAGGTTATGAACGAAGGATGGGCTTGTACGATCCACCAAAAGATTATTAACGAGTTGAATTTGCCTGATAGTTTGTATCTTCCCTTTATTAAGCTACACAATCAGGTTATTCGACCGCACTTGGGGCAACTCAACCCTTACCACCTGGGTTATAAGTTGTTCCAGAAGATCATTGAAGAGAAAGGCTTTGAGGAAGCAATGACAATCCGAGAAGTCCACAATGATATAACGTTTCTTCGTTTCTACATGGATGAAGAGTTTATGAAAGAGAACAACTATTTCTCATACTCTTTTGATAAAAAGAAGCAGTCGTCTGTTGTAGACGACATATCTGACGGAGAAGGCTGGGAAAATGTTAGAGATGCCATGATTGGAAATGTTGGTCTCAACAGATTACCCGTCGTCTTTGTCGACGAGGTAGAGAAAGATAACACCCTTTGTCTTGTTCATGAACATGACGGTAGGGATATAGAGTTGAATTATGCCCGAAAGGTTTTCGAATTTATTGAAACTCTTTGGGGAGATAGTGTAAAATTAATCACAATAGTGGAAGATGAAATATGGGAGTTTTAGCATGACCACAACAAAGAAATTCCTCGAATCGGTTAGGGAACACCGTGAGAGTAAGAAGAGAGAAAAGTTCTCCGGGGTATTGGAAGACTACCTAAAACTAATTGAGGAAGACCGAGATATTCCGGTGCTTGCTCACAAAAGACTTTACGAAAAGATTATTGGAGAAGGGGTCACTGTCTTGGATGAGACTGATGCTCGTTGTAATAAGCTTTTCAATGGCGAGACCGTAAAGACATACGATTATTTCTCCGGTCAGTTCTTCGGAATGGAGCGCCCACTAGAAAAGGTCGTGCGCTTCCTTCACTCTGCCGCGATGAAGGGCGAGGAGAGTCGTCAGGTTCTTCTTCTCTTGGGTCCGGTAGGTGCCGGTAAGTCTGCTCTTGTAGAACACATTAAGGGAGCGCTTGAAGAGTGCGACCCAATTTTTACTTTGGATGGCTGCCCAATCCGCGAGGAGCCACTTCACCTTATCCCACGTTCATTACGCGCCGAATTTGCCGACACGTACAACATCAAGATCGAAGGTGACCTTTGTCCCGTATGTCGTCACAGGCTTATTAATGAGTTTGGCGGCGATTTCACTAAGTTCCCAATCACTGAGTCCTCTTTTTCTGTCCGCGGCCGCAAGGGTGTCGGCGTTGTTCCCCCAATGGATCCCAACACACAGGACACCAGCCTTCTTATCGGCTCTGAGGATATTTCAAAGCTGGACTTGTACCCAGAAGACGACCCGAGAGTTCTTTCGCTCAACGGAGCGTTCAACGTTGGTAACCGAGGCATTGTTGAATTCGTTGAGGTCTTCAAGAACGAGATTGAGTTCCTTCACACAATGATTACCGCAACCCAGGAAAAGTCAGTTCCCTCTCCTGGTAAGCAGGCAATGATTTACTTTGATGGCGTCATTCTTGCTCACTGCAACGAAGCTGAATGGAACAAATTCAAGGCTGAGCACACAAACGAAGCTATCCTTGATCGTATTGTCCGTGTCAATGTTCCTTACTGCCTTGAAGTAGATCAGGAGATAAAGATTTATGAGAAGCTTATCGGTCGTTCGGACTTCGATAGTCATATCGCACCACACACACTTCAGGTGGCTGCAATGTTCTCCGTTCTTTCTCGCCTCAAGCCTTCCAACAAGGTTGATGCTCTCACCAAGATGAAGATTTACAACGGTCAAGAGATTGTCGAGAAGGGCCTTATCAAAAAGGTTGATATCAGAGACCTTCGCGAAGAAGTTGAGGATGAGGGTATGACTGGCATCTCAACTCGTTTCATTATGAAGGCGATTGATGCTGCTCTTGCTGACTCCACAAAGAATATGATTACACCAATCTCTATTCGCGAGTCTCTCATCAAGCAGGTTAAGGAGCAGATTGTTAATCCAGACGAGCGTAAGCGCTGCCTAGAGTTCCTACAGAAGGTTCTTCACGAAGAGTATCTTTCCATTCTTGAGAAGGAAATTACAAAGGCATTTGTCACTGCTTATGAAGAGCAGGCTGAGTCTCTCTTCAACAACTATCTTGATCACGCTGAAGCTTACGTTAACAACACGAAGGTCAAGGATCGTGTGACCAATGAAGAAATGGACGCTGACGAGAAATTCTTGGCCTCAATTGAGGAGCAGATTGGTATCAAGGGCTCAGCTAAGAACAACTTCCGTGCTGATATTACTTCTTACATGTTTGCCAAGCTTCGCAGAGGTGAGGTTATTGACTGGCGTTCTTACGGTCCTCTCCGCGAGGCTATTGAAGCTAAGTTGGTTGCCTCGGTAAGAGACATCTCTCGTATTGTCACCAAGTCTAAGTCTCGTGATGTTAAACAACAGAAGAAGTTTAACGCCATGGTTCAGACCTTAATTGACAACTACGGTTATAACGAGGACTCAGCCGAAGAAGTAATTAAGTTTGCTTCGAATAATTTATGGCGCGATTCATAAACTCCCACTTCCACTATTAGAAGCGCCTAAGAGGAGGGGTCGGTTTCGGCCCCTTCTTTTTTTATTACCCTTAAACTTGATTGCTTACACCATTGAAAAGTTTGTAATTCGCCTTTTTGAAAGACAACACGAATCCAAGGATCAACAGGGTCCAAATCTCCAAAGATATCGATGACAATACCTATTTGACTTGTTTTGGACCACCGAACTAAATCGCCTACTTTCATTAATGATAAGTCTCATCGTCACCCGGGTCTCCAAAGTTATAGAATGAGACATCGCCCTCCAAATCGTGCTTAGTGGATAAAACCATTTCTTGTGTTGCGGTATCAACATAGACAGAGACATATCCATCTTCGTCTATCGGACCCATATCATCCATTCCTAAACGCATATCGCCGTACTTCATAACCACGGCGGTCAGGATGGTAGCCAACATCGCGGGGTCACTCAGCATATCGACGTCACCAGGGGCCCCAGCCGGCCGCGTGGGGTAAGACATATCGGCTTGCATCGCCGCCATTGCCATAGAAACTTGTTTCTTGGCTTCCGCGACTAATTTTTCATTTTTGGTAATATGAACTTGAACATCTTCAGCCAGCGCAATCGCAGAATTACGCAGTGCAACGTTGAATTGTTTTTCTAATTGATTGTCTTTCCATGCCCGCCATATAAAAAAAGAGATAACCAGATAGCAGACAATCATTGTGCTATGGGCAATTACAAATAAAGTCATAAACAACTCCTATCAGTAAGTAGTTGCTCAGAGGCTTCATAATAAATTTTTAAGACGCACCCCGACCATCAGCTCTCTGCCGAACAAACAAACGCTTAGATAAACGCTACGGGCTTGACAGGTGCTACCTCCCCATTGGAGCGAGACCCCAACAATGTACCCGTAGGATCGGATGAGTTCAATAAAAGGTATAGGTAGCATTTAGGTGTTCATCAAAATCGAGATAACCGAACCAATGATTGTGCCCAAGCATATCCAGAACACAGCCTTGGTGATATCGTCATTGGAATCGGAGAACATAACGAACTTAAGTAGTTCGTTAAAAGTTAATAGTCCTCGTCCCCGCCGTAATCTAGGTTAAAGATTGAGGAATCAATAATTTTGAAGTTACCCTCGCTATCATGTCCAATATTGCCTCTGCCAATCTCATACTTGTCAATATTAAACTCGTGCATGGCTTTACTTAGCTCTTGGTACGCAGGGCCTGCTACGCGGGACAGCAGGAGCCCCAGTTCCTGAGCAATCCCAGCGCTTTTAGATTTGTCATCGTCTGGATGTTTGGTTCGGTCATACCGAAAGGATCCCATGATCATCTTCAAGATGTGAAAAGGGTCGGCAGGATTGAGATCCGCGTCTTGTCGCGACTTTAATATGGCTTCTTTCTCTGCGGGGAAAGACTTATCAAGCACTTTGTCCAGATCCTCCGTATAGTAGATCTGGGGGATATGCTCCATTACAACCCACGAGAAGTCATCAGCGTGTGCGTACGCGCGGGGGAAGATAAGAGGATACCGCTTGGCGGTGTTGAAGTCGTCTTCATTCATCTGCGCCTTATAGTCGTCAGGTTCGTGAATCATTTTGATAACATGATCCGGGTCATCAACGGGCCGATACACGGCTCGAAAAGAACCGGTACCAAGTTTTTTGAAACGGTCAGACTCTAGGATGGTTTGTATTTCATTAAAGTCGTCGGTGGCTTGAATTTCTTTGAGCCAAGGGAAATATCCTGCTTCTCCCTTGGCTTCCTTAAGGACTTGAAGGTGATTCTTCCACCTCCAGTGCCATACTGTGTTAGTAACTTTCATATATGCTCCGTATATAACTAGTTTCTAAAGTCCTCAAAATTTTCCTAGGAATTTTTTTGGGCCCTTCGTTTATCCGCGCGCTTTTTCGTACGCTCTAATTTGGCTCTAAGGTCGTTTTCTTTGGGTTTCGCCTTAGGGGAGATAGCGCGCGTTGTTCTCCAAGCAAAATATACCAACAATCCACCTGGAATTACCACTGCAGCCATGAATGCTATAAGATGTATCATTGGATTGCTCACTTGTTGGCCTCTTTACTATCGTCCTTGACCTCTGTACTTCTTCTTATATCGCTTATTCTGTCCCTGAGGTCCTGGCCGACCTGTTTTGGTGTATGGGCTGGATCCGATTGATGTCTTCTTCTTTCTTTTTTCAAGCTTTGTCGTGCTTAAGCTTCTACGTGCCATGTGCTTATCCCCCGATTAGTGCGCTAGCGTTCTAAGCTAAATATGCTTATCTCGTTATTATCTCTCTCAGGCTATCGAAAAGTCTCAGAAAATTGGCTGCGCGTTGAAAACGTACTAAGGCGCTTGTATTGGGTCCAATGTTGCCCTAGCACATACCCCGGGCGCCCCCTATGGGGGGTGGGGGGGTGTGTTAGTTTGTTTTTTTGTGAGTTTATTTTGTGAGGATTTGTGAGCTTTGTGAGTTACTTGTGTAGCGCAAACAACTCACGCGCATACAAAAAAACCCGGGACAATGCCCGGGCTCTAATGTTGCGCCCCCATTATGGGGGAAGTCTGTTAGGACTTGCGCGCGGTCTTGCGCCGCTTGTGCAGGACCAATTCACGGACCTCAATTTCGAGGCTATCGTCGGTCGTAACAGACGCCATAGCAGCCGCTAGCGACTCTCGAAGCTCCCCAACCTTTGCAACGTTGTTCGGGTCAATACCCAACGCAGCACAAGCCTTCACCGCGCCGTCAATCTTGCTCTGAATGGAAGCAACGGCGTCGGCACCTTCGCCCGCGACGGTGAAAGTACCGCGCGACGTGTTAGCAAAGTGCGCTTTTACAACCTTATTGGAAGCCGGGACACCGCCGAGCATAAGGGTAGCACCTTCCGGCGCAAGGTCGGCGGACAGGTCGCGCACATATGCCAGCATTGCATCGGCGCTGGAGAATGCAAGGGTGGAGGAAGTACGGTTGTCGGAGACGGTGAAGATGGTAGCCATGTTAGTGTGTCCTTTCGAGACGCGGGCGTCATTGCCCTCAACTGTTTTAATAATACCAGAGAATCCGGTATCTGTATCGGGCATTCTCGTGCCCGGTCGAAGAGTCCGGAGCGCGCACGGGTCCGCGGTCATTCGCGGGTTGTCCTTGTGTCCGTTCCTCATCCTCATACAAGTATTATAGCAGGATTCTCAGAAATAGCAACCCCTTTGGGCTATGTAGTCAAAAAAAAACATTCCCCTAAGTGCCCGGAATCATTGGGGTTTCATTAACCTCGCGCTTAAAGGAGGTAGCCCGAATTCCTCAAGTGAGTCAAGCACTTACAAAACTTGCATCATAAAACTAAAAAGCCTGGACATGCTTGCAACACGCAAGGAGCCTGGACATACTTGCATGGTGCATGCAACTCACGCACATATGCTTGCATGCCGCAAGGACTCACAGATACGGGGGTTTTGCGCCTGTACTAAGTCGGACAATAGGCACACCCTAACAAATAACCATTATCACCTCGCAACCATTCATCATAACCTTATGCTTACGCCTTTACCCAATTGACCTTCCTAGAAACCACCTTAAACCGATTCCACGAAAGAGAATGCTTGTAACGATGCTCTACAGCATACTTTGGTAGTTCCCATTCCTCCAGGGAAGAAGCATTAGCAGTCCATTGAACTCTAGTGGTACCATAAGCATCAGAATGCACAGAAGCAACAATACCTAGAATCTTTCCACTATAATCATTGGCAATGGTATTATCCTTTGTACACTCCTCAACTGTAACCAAGTCTCCTGGCTGAAGATTTATCGTCCATTTTTCTTGAAGTTTTTGTCGCTTTTTTTGAACGGTTTTTCTCTGAAGATTTCTCGGAGACTTTTTCTGTGAAGATTTTTGTGCCTTAATCTTCGGAGGATTTTTCTGTGGCTTTTTCTGAGTAGTTTTCTTTTTGTTGCCCGACCAATTCGTCCAACACGCATTCGCACAAACCACGTTGCCACTTTTTGCTGTAAACTTTTTTGCCTTACAATGCTTGCAAGTTTTTACAAACTTTTCTGCTGCTTCTTGTGCTCGGATTGTCTTGACAAGTCCTGTGTTTGTCGTGAAAACTTCTGTGGTAATCTCGCGCCATTGCTTTTGTCGATTGATAAAGCATAGCTTCACACCAACCTTGCCGATGACTTTTCCTGTCTTGCTGTCAATGCCGGAATCCACAACAACGCGCACGAACTTTGCGCTGGGATGCTTGCGGCTATAAATAATGCTTGTGCCTTTGCCGTTCTTCTTGTGGGGAAAGAAACCTTCGGCTTTCAACATTGCTTTTCGTTGTACTACTGACATTTTCTCTTTCCTGAGTTCTGTCGCCAAACATTATCGGCAAATTCCTTAACGGACTTCAATGACGCGATACCTTCACGGTTTTTCGGGCTTCCCGGTGCTATCTTTTCCCACTCGCGAAGAAGTTTGATAAACTGAATCTTTCCAAACTCTCGATGGCTGCCACGGTACCTTTCATCGTAATCGTTCACCAACTTTCGCATAATCGCGATTGAGTTTTGGTGATCCTCAACATTGTCGGTATCGTATACAAGCACCATCTTCATTTATCTTATCCTCGGAGCGCGGACAAATCGGCTTCGGTTAGCCCGAGAGAATCAAGCATCTTTTGACGGTCCGACTTCTTTGGCTTTGAAACCTTTGCCTTTGGCTGAACAACCGTTGAAGTAACCTTCTTCTCTTTCTCCCATTGGGCGAAAAGAATTGCGTTTCCGGGGTGCGAAGGTGCCTTGTTGCGAGCACGGAAACGAGCGATTCTTGCTCGTCGTTCCGCACCCGGTATGCCATTGGCAAACTTTTCATCTTTTGCGTTGGCGCGAGCAATGTTGTTGACTCCACCGTGGCTTTCACAATACCACACTTTGCCCATTCGAACATTCGGGTCATACTCATTGCAACTTGAGTGATTACAAGAAACACCATGCGTAAGATTAGAAGCCTCGCGAGAATTGCTGGCGATGATGAAGGCATTTCGGACATTGTTGCGCTTACCCATTTCGTATGATACTCCTTTGGTGAAAGACTGAATGCCTTTCCTCACTGTGCTTATATAATACCACAACGAGGCGCGTCTGTCAAGAGAAAAATTACCGCGAAGTTGCGCCTTCGCGCTTTGTGATCTCCGCGGCCTTCATCAATGCCTTATGCTTGACCCTCTCCCAACGGTCGCTTCCCCATCGTACCTGATTCTCTGGAATCTTCATCGTGGAAATTCGTAGAGCGAGTTCAAGCGAGCAATTTGGATGTTGCACGAACCTCTCAATCGCGTAATACTCCGGGTCGCGGGTTTCGTCTGTAACAACGTCGTTATAGATTTCTTCAAGTAGAGCGGCTGGAGTATTTGATATTTTGGGATTCCTGTACCAATGATAGCCGCCTAGAAAAGCCTGAACCATTCGCCAGGAGCGACGATGAAGCCTACGCTTGAAAACATCCCGATAGAATGCGGTATACTCTTCGTCTGAAAGTTCCATATTGCCATTCATAAGAAGGCAACACTTGAGAACGTAACCCTTTCTCTCCCAAAGGATTTTGGCAGCTTTGGGTGAAACATCGGGGTTTTCCGCAAGGTATTGCCTTCCGAGAGCATAATAATGCTTCGCAATCGCAATTTGTGTCTCTTCGTCAGTAAAACGATTCTTCGCGAGGGAAACAACCTCGGCATTGTACATCTTGCCAATGTTGGCAGCATAAGGGGACTTGTATTCACTCATTCTCTAAAACTCCATCCCGCTGAAATCAAACGGGTCAACATTAGCTTGTTCGCCTTCGCCCACCGCATCGGCAACGGACGTATTGAATTGGTGTAGTTTATCCCACACACTCCTGCTCAGGTTATTTACTGTGTCAATCCTCGCAAGGATTGATGCCTCGTTTTCCACAAACGCAGACTTGTATTGTGCATACAACTCGTCTTCAAGCCTATTGAGAGCATCCACAATCGTCTCAACTTGTTCGGGAGTTAGTTCAAACTTAATCATTCTGGGAACTCCGAATTTTGGAAAACGACGGGATGCATAACGTGGTCAGCCCTCCATCGCGCCTTTCCAATATGGCAGGAAGTCGTCATAGACATAAACGAACCACCAGGGGAAGTGAAATCGCCCAACACCGTTGAGCCCGACTTAGCACGATAACCAATCCGAAGATTGTAGGAATACAGGTTCACACCATCTGTGCGAAGTGCGCCAGTGTGGGAATCAGCCTTTACGCCGCGTGTCCAGGCATCAATAACTTCTTCGTTTCGCATTCTACTCATTTTCTTCTTCCTCATCTCCGAATTCAATGTCGTCGTATTCAACGTCAAAACCGTATCGCAAAGAATTGCAAACGTCCCAAATGTTATCTTCTTCCATTTCAGTGCAGGCTCCATTCAACGCCAACGGCAATAAATCCAATACACATAATCAGTTGCATAGCAAGTTCAAGCATTAGTCTCTCTTTCTGTTTTTGTGTTTAGTCTTGCGGGAGCGTCCCTTTGAAACGTCCCGGCTTCTGTTGTGATGTTTACCGGCACCACCTCTTTGAAAGGCTGCAACGGCAATCCAATTTCGAGTTTTAATCTTCCCAGACATTCGGGGCACCCCTTCCTCCACTGTCTTTATAGTATACCAGAAGGGGCACCCGTTGTCAAGAGGAAAATGATTACCTTTCGGTAGGAACGATAATCATTCGTTCGGGCTTCGGGTTGAAATAAGGACGCTGCCCGTTGTACTCATCGGTAATCCAGAGACGCTGAACATTGCAGCGAACCGGCTTCGGTGCCTCCATATCGGTGCAAATGATAAGACCGTCGAATCCGCCCTTCTCATTCACGAAGTTCGTGGGAGCGTTGAAGCAAGTTCCACCGTGCATTACACGTTCACGCTTGCGCTGCATTCCCTTCTTCCAAACATAGTTCAGACTCTCATCGACACGAGTATCGAAAGGAATGACAGTGAACTCAGCAATCTTTGCGAGCGAGTTGAGTTCCGCGAAGAAAGCAGCAAGCATCGAATCCGAAACAGAGCCCGACTGGTCAATGGCAATAGCAATCTTTGCGGTTCGCGTAGACTTCTTGCCGGGATGCTGGTAAGGATACCGCTTGTTAATCTTACGAACAGTGCTTCGCTTGTTTGCCTTTTGGCTTTGCTTCACGAAGTATCGCAGGACCTTGCGCCAGTCAACCTTAGTGGAAATACCATCCATGATTTCCTTGCGACAACTGGCAGGAACTGAACCCCATCCACGGGAAGAAGAGTTTGCCTCTTCAACCGCATCCTTGATAAACTCCTTTACACGCTCCTCAGCAATCTGCTTTGCCTGTTCATCGGCTTCGCCCCATCCACCGTGGTCATCAAAAGAATCCATATCATCCAGGGGACTTCCGCCACCTCCACCGGGCTGGCCTTCACCGTCACCGCCTTGACCTTCGCCATTACCTTCACCTTCCGGCTGCTCTTTCTGCATCTTGCGAAGCTCAGACAAGTACCATTCGGCAGACTTGCCAGCAGGCAAATGTTCAAACGGACCCTTACCAGGGAAACAGGCCATATCAGGAAGATTCGGAAGATGACCGTTGATAGAAAGGTCCATCGCTACATTGTGCAACTTCCTTTCTTGCGGGCTCATATCGCGGAATGCTGCGAATCGCCCACCAGTAACATGCTGATAAACAATGTGATAGAATTCGTGCTTTAGCACATCCTTCTTTGCTGCATCCTCCAGTCCCGCGAAGAACTTAGGATTGTAAATCATCTCCAACTTACCTTCCTCAGTCACCATCACACCGGCAGTTGGAATAGCAGCCGAAGGCTTCTTATCCATCCGACGCGAAAGTGCCGCAAAGAAAGGTTCATCCATTAGAAGACGATGGATGTGCAAACCAAGGTCAAAGGCAATAACCCCTGATTCCTCAGTTTGTTCAGTTTCAGTTTTCATCGGCTCAGTCATTCGCTGCTCTCCCCACTGTCTCTATATAATAGCAGATTTGAAATCCCCTGTCAAGGGGAATCTTCATCCCTTACTATACCGAGTCGCCGGTCAGAATTTCAACAAGGTAGGAACCAACCTTACGACCGCTCGCATCTTCCGCCGAGTGCAGAGAGATAGCATTGTCCTGGCAAGCGTTGCCGACAACGGTCCAAAGCTTCATCGCAGGTTCCGAAGGAAGCGAAGTGAAGTAAGTCGCGAGGTTGGTAATCTCGCCTTCATTCAGCGCATTCGCAAGACGCTCGGAGGCACCCAGCTTATCAATCAAAGCGCAGTGCGCGTTAAGGTCAATATCCGGGGTCTGTCCCTTATCGAGAATGTCGGAGACAGTCACGACCTTGCTGTAGTTCGCAACGAAATCGTTGAAAGCAACCGCAGCCTCAAAGCCGAGATAAGCAGAAGCAAGCGAGAAAACAACCGGATTCGATTGTCCAGCTTCCAGCATTCCACCGCGACCCACCGTATCGGAGAATCGAGCCCACGAACGACGCGAAGGATAAACCTTGTTAGGCTCCGGGTCATCGTTGTGCTCAAGATGCTCGACGTTGTTACGAATGAAGTCCGTCACCAGAGCATCGCAGTTGGACTGTGCCCAGGAAAGCCAATCATCCACCGAAGGCTCAACATCGAAAACCGTGTAACGGTCAAGCTCGGCAGGGTCCATCTCGCCAACCTGATAAGAAGCCGCACCCGCATGAGTGCCACCGTTGACAGCCGCGAAAATCAGCGTATCCGGGTGGAGAGCGTGACCGGCGAGCTTGCGAGAATCACAAAGCTCAAAGATGCCCTGTCGAACTTCCAGGGTTGCACGGTCTACCTCATCGAGGAAGAGAACCACGCCGGTATCGCAAGCAGTCGCAAACCAGTCGGGAGGACAAAAGGAAGTCACACCCTCATCCACGGTGGGAAGACCCAAAAGGTCGCCCTCGGTCATCTGCGAAGCACGACGCTCCACAATCGGCATACCGAGAGATTCGGCATACTGATAAACCACAGAGGACTTACCAATACCGTGACGTCCACGAAGAAGTACAGGATGCCCCGCGTCAGTAACGAGGGGAAGGACGGTCAGAAGATTCTTGAAGTCGATTGCCATGTTTTTCTTTCTTTCTTTTCCAGTTGACTGAGCGTTGTCGCTCCGTCCAGTGTCTATATAGTACCACACCAGGGGCTCGCTGTCAAGCCCCAAATTCATCTCTTTCTTAACTAACTATCATCGCCAGGAAGTTCCGGGTCATCCATTTCCGAAAGTTGAATTTCACCGTTGACATACCGTTGAAGTTGGTCAAGCTGAAAATCGGTAAAGTGCTTGAACCCATGAGCCTGTTCGGCAGTCTTGCCGCCTCTGAAGTGTTCCTTTGTAACCTTCGCGAGGGTCTTTGCACCAACCCACTCGGAACTAAAATCCTTGACGGCAGGCGAAACGGTTTCCCACTCTCCCTCGGCACCGACATACTCATTCCTGTCATAATTATTATATTGATCATAGTACGACTTCACCCTTCCGTGGCGCGGCACAATGCCAGGAATAGAGGGAATGGCAAGAGTAAGTGACTTGCCATAATAGCCAGGGTCCTTGATTCCCATAACATCAAACGATGCGAAAGGAACATTGTTATTTGACCACGCGTTAGTCGCAGGGATACCAACATAATGGGTCATAAATTGCCCCGGAGTATCGTGCATAACCATTCCAACAGGAGGGACGTAATTGTCATCCGAGGGATACAAGTATTGTCCGTCTCTTCGATAAGAAATCTTACCAGCGCGAACCATCGCACCAATACCAAAGCCGGTATCCTTTGCCCACTTGAGGACAGCACGACGCCACAAACTCAGTTCAAACTGAAACTGCGACTTGTGTCGCTTCATAATCGCACAACCGGCGCGGGTGTGACCTTCTTCGCCACAATAACTACAAATCCTTGGCTTTGCCTTGCGGTCAAGAATTGCCTGCCACTGGCGACCATAATAACTGTTAGGGTCCTTTTCCCATTCCTTCTTCAATTCAGGACAACTGGTTTTGTTGTGTCCTGATTGGTAACAATGGCTACAACGTACTGTGCCAGTATAACTCATATTTTCTCTCCCGATTGCGGGGGGGTTAATCTCTAACTTCTACCTGTATTATACCAGCCTCAAAGGTGGCTGTCAACCTTTTTATTGTAAGGATGGGGGGCAACATCTTTTCGGGTGTTGCTGCCTAGACAACTTTTAACTTATTTTGTGTTGCCCCACACATATGGGCGGCGAACACTGGGATTCAAGATTGTCATTGAAGCCCAAATTTATATAATTTTCACCCCAATTCTATGTCACTTACGCTTCTTTGCCTTCTTTAGATAACGCTCTTC